GATTTTATGCCCCTTTATTTAGTTTATCACGAGGCATAATTTTAAATATTGTTTTGTTAGAATATAACGTATTGCGTTATTTATACCCTAAAAAAAATGTTTAAAAGTTTTTGATGATTACTTCATCGAATGTATCAGCATTCAGTTTGTTCGTTAGATTGCTGTTCCTGCTTATTCCCTCGATGTGATAATCCTTATATAAATCACGGATAAATTCATCATCATTATAGGAAAGAATAAACTTTCCTTTAATCCCATCTAAAACGGTCTTTAAACGAATATGGTCATCATGTGAAAACCCTCCTTCATAATATTTCTCGGTGCCATGATATGGCGGATCTAAGTAAAACAATGCTCCCGGTCTGTCATACACCCGGATCAGGCTTTCAAAATCCCTGTTCTCAATGACCACATTTTTCAAACGCTCCTGCACCTCTGCCAGATATTCAATCGAATTTGTAAGGTTTTTCTTATTCGTTCCGAAGGTCTTTCTGTCAGCTCCGAAACTCACCTTTATAATGTGAAAGTATCGTGCTGCCCTCTGGATATCTGTAAGCCCTCTGGCATTCAGCTGGCTCTTATTGTCAAAGAACTGTTCCCTTGAAATTGCCAGCCAGTTAAGTTCCTTCTGCAGTTCCTCACAGTGGTATTTGATGCAGCGGTACAAATTGATAAGGTTGCTGTCTGCATCATTAAATACTTCCAGTTCTTTTCCCACTTCCTTGCCAAACAGCACCCATCCGGCTCCACCAAACACCTCAATGTATCTGTCAAAGCCTTCCTCTGGGAACCTTTCAATAATCGCCTTTCTAAGCAACCTCTTTCCACCAATCCATGCAATAAAACTGTTCATTCTTCTTCCTCCTGATTTTCAATGTTGGGGCATTCAATCAGGTAATCCGGGAGCATTTCAGCCCCCGGACAAAACTCATTCCTATTACACTTTCTCGGTATAAGAAAGGCAGATCCAGACCGGAACATATTTTCCGTTGTAAGGCTGTTCAGACTTAATACGTCCCCACAAGCCTTCCTCACCGGATTTGCTTACCTTTCCATACTTTTCCTCCACAATGGTATACGAGCCCACCGGGATGTGACCAACAGAAGCAGTGTCAATGGTTGCTCCAAGTCTCATCTTCAAATCGCTGATTTTCACACGCACCATATAAGGAGCAAACACATTTTCAGGATATACATTTACACCTGCTTCATCAAACACACTGTAACCAGGATTCTTGTCTACACAAGTCTTTGCATATTCAAGCGAATGGTACGCTCCAATCTGGCTCTTGGCATCGCTCCAGTTCTTTCTGACACGATACCAGCTTTCTGCTGTTGTCTGTTTCTGCTGATCATAAGCGGTGAGATTGTATTTTTCAATGATACTGCACACCTTGTTAACATAATCCGGAGCAGTTGCATAGCCACCGTCCTTGATGATCTGAACCGCTTTCTTGTAATCCTTCTCGCCTTTCAAACCAGCGTATCTAAGTGCTTCGCCTTTCTTTGCACCCAGCAGGTATGCGGAATGATCAGCAATAGATGCTTCGACATTCGGATATGCCCTGAATGCAGCTGTAACCGTTACATACTCTCCATTTACATATTCCTTCGTCTCCTTGGTATATTCACTCGTTCCGTCCCATGAGCTTCCAGACCAAGTGTTTCCGGATAACGAGCACTTCATTCCAAAGCAGTTATTTGCCATCTGTGCGAGCACTGATTTTCCATATCCTGATTCCAGAATAAACTGTGCTGCTGACACAGAGGCAAGGATGCCGGTGTTCTTCATATCAGCAGTACATAACTCGCCAACTCGCTTCACGATATCAGTATCTGCCATATTCGCAAACTCTACCGCCTGAATACCGGTATCCACTGTCACAGATGCACCCACAAAGGATGCCATGCATTCTGCACACGCCTTCGCCAGCTTACGAAGATTGCTATCATCCATCAGCCATTTACAAGCTTCAGTATTTGTATGGAAAGAATGTTCTGCGATAACGCCCGGAACTCCGGCTAAGAAGCTGCCATTCAGCACTCCATAGTAGTTATCGTCTTTCTTTCCGTTTCCATCTCTGTCATTGTCGGATAATCTCGAATAAATCTGATATCCGTCCACGCCCATTGTGTTCTGGATAACCTTTGCAATCTGTGCTGCAAATTCTCTGGACTGATCATCAACCAAAGTTTCATTACGATCTGTAAAATGAATCGCCACTGCTCTGTTTACTGCCTCAGTACCACAGGCATTTGTGTGGTTGCTCACAAACAGATCGCATCCGGCAGCCATTTTCCCTCTGGCTGTCAGATCCGGATTCTCATTGATATTACTTCTGGTTACGAGAACCTCAATTCCCATCTGCTCCAGATATTCCTTCTCATACTGTGTCAGTTTCCAGACTGTCGCTGATTCATAATATCCAGAAACGACCCCGGCATTATATTTTTCTCCATAATGCCCTGGATCTAAACAAATACGTTTCTTTCCCATTGTGTACCTCCTAACTGTCCACTCTGCTTTCCCTTAACTTGGCTACCAGCTCATGTACTCCGGTAGAGCCGGAGGAAAGAATTAAGCCGGTAATCACCTTTGCAATAATAGGCAGCTGTGAACTGTAGCCCATCAAAGCAAAGAAATCAATGTCGAACATCAAAGCAAAAAGCGCTCCGAAAGCTACCGCCCATACCGGTGCCTTAACGATGTTCATTACCTTGTCACCCACAAGCTCCTTCACTCTGTCCACAAGGAACTGGATCAGGATTGCGAATACCACGATAATAGTTACTGCATTGCTTAAACTTGCCATTTTCTGCGTCTCCTTCCATATTTTTTTGTATTTAAAAAAGGGCTTTGAAAGCCCTTTTAAACACCTTTGCTGCATTCAAAAAGGAGCCTTGTTTCAGACTCCTCATTTACAAGAAAAACCCCGTCAACATTTTCCTGAATGTTTATCAACTATTCAATTCTTCTACAGTTATACTCACTGACATCCAACTGCTTTTCTATGTTTTCAAAAGCCTCCCTGTAATACGATTTGACCTCTTGGGAAACCTGCTTTGTGTGTTCTAATTCAGTCACGAGTTTTCTCAGCAGATCCGATTGCTGAGTAGTGATGTCACACAACAGGTCTATCACCGCCAACAGATTCATAAAGCCACCCTTTCCGGCATTTCATCGTTTATTCCGCAGCATCTTCTGCAGCTTCGATTGCTGCTCTTACATCGTCCCTGAATTTCTCCGGAATACTGTCGATTGTTCTTTTTCCAGCCTTTACTAATTTAATATACAGTTCCAACATCTTAATTACCTCCCGTCTTTGCTTCATACAGTTCCGCTACTGCGTTCATAATAATGAGCTGATTTTCTTCTGTTGCGAGCAGTTTTTCATAGAGTTCTGCCTGTGCTCCCATGCTGATCAGAATGTTCTCGTTTACTTTTTCAGTGTTCTCTTCCTGCTGGATCAGATTATAATACTCTTCTTCACTCAGGAAACGATACTCGCATGTATAGCCCACTTCTTTCTCTTCGCTGCCATCCATACTGTCTCGTTCGATACGATTGATATTTCTTCTCTGGATGTAAGTATTGGCATTTACCATTTCCAACGTTTCAGGCAGTGAGGAGCAATTCTCTGTTTTCCATCCTTGCATTTTTATTTGCCTCCTTGTCCATTTTAGATATGATGCGTTTGACCGCCCTCACGCTTATAAGTGGCTTAATATACATCAGATACCACTCATAGGTGTCAGAGTGTGTTATCCAGCCCATCAGGGAAATAAAACCCTTGCAGAGCCTTAATGGATATTTCTTCTTTTCCATCTTCTTTTTATTGAGTTTCCTTGCTATCCTCGCAATATGTATCAGCGTATGCTTTCTTATGATTACCCGATTTCGATAGAACAGCCAGCCCATTGCCGATACTTCCCTGCCGGTTCTCCTGCCATTCTTTTTAATGTACTCAAACCGGAACACCTGCCAGTCACCTTTCATTTTCAGCCTGATTTTTCCAAGCCACTGCTTAATGAATATAATCGCCATGTGCAGCTTCTTTTTATTATCATCTGCCATCGTGAAATTATCCATATACCGGATAAAGTGTGCTATTTTCAGCTTGCACTTTATCAGAAAATCCAGCTCCTGCAGGAGAAAGTTTGCCAGCCACTGTGACAAATAAAAGCCCAGTGGCAGCTTATCTGGAAACCATGTCAGGCACACATCTATCAGATACATAAATAAAGCATCTTTGATACGTTTTAACAGTTTTGGTCGGATAAACTTATACTTTGCATGGTCATAAAAATGTCGGATATCGCACTGTGCAAAATTCCGGATACCTTTCCCAGACTGAATCCATCTTTTCATCGCTTTCATTCCCCGATGTGATCCACGCTTGGGAAAAGACGAATAGCTGTGATGGTAACTGCTCCCTTGAATAATCGGCTCCAGAATTAGCACAATAACGTGCTGTATCCACAATTCAACCATTGTCGGTACATATATGACCCTTGTTTTCCCAGCTTCTTTTATAATAACCGGGTTATGCTTTGGTGGTTTAAATTCCAGTTCCGGATTTTCCACCTTCCATCCGGCTGGCTTCGTATTCTGGATAATTTTCTGTATTTTCTCAACCCATCCATCTAAATCTTCCTCCACCATTTGAATATCTTTTCTGTCATTTTTTCCACGCTTCATCCGCTTAAATGCCCGGAGGATAACACCCTTTTGGCAAGCCAGCGTGTATAAATATCTGTAACTTTTCTTTTTCTTCCAAGGAATGCCGGTCTCTTTTTCAATGTCATATTTGAACTTATGCATTTTATCTTCTATCTCCTCGCCGCTTTCGAACATTGCTCACTACTTGCAGCTCCTGACCGGAATAATTTCCACTCACCAAAACCTATAAAGGCGGATATAACAGTATTTCAACTGTCAGCGGTGTATATGACTATCGGTAACATTTTGGACTTATAGTTTCTTGATAGAATCAGGACGCCCCGTAGTTCCACCAGGCGTTAGCAGCGACATTGTTCAGTGTGCGAGCCCAGAGCCCGTCATTAGCACCGTTGTTGCAATTGCCGAACCGCAGCGAAACCGCCGGAGAGGGAGTTCCGATAGCCCCTCAAGATCTTTAAAAAATCATTCCTATATTTTATACAAAGCAGTTGGGGGAAGACCCCCAAACCCCCTATCTGCAGCTTACGCTGCAGCAGGTGCTGGAAGAAGTTTGGACGCCCCGTAGCCCCACCAGGCGTTAGCAGCGACATAGTCCAGTGCGCGAGCCCAGAGCCCGTCATGAGCACCGTCGTCGCAACGGCCGAACCGCAGCGAAACCGCCGGTATTTCTGCGTTCACCCAAGTGTGATCGCAGTATCCAGTAGCAGAACTGCATGCGATTTCATCATTTGGCACTGCACCAAAATCCTTTACCACCTGAGTTGTTGCATAATATCCGTTTTTTGCCAAATTCACTCCAGTATCCAGATATTTAGCCCCGGTTAAGTCATAGGTATAATCCGGGGACACCTTTATTCTTCCGTTAATCAGGAGCATATACGGATCTCTCTGCCACAGCATATAACTCCCCATAACGCAGCTATGGAAAATCTTATTGAAGGACTTATTATCATTAGAACCATAAAACTGTCCTCCGCCAATGACTGTATTGATTTTCGTTCCGTAATGTTGTGCTTTATCTTCAACGTAGGTAGAACACATGCCTGATCCAAAAGCAGTCTGAGAGTCGGTGCTCTTACTCAGCAGAATACAGATGTCTGCCAATGTATTCGTTAATGCACCGCCAAAGAAAAGAGCTTTGCCGGATGCTGCCTGAATTGCTGTATACTGCTCGGCAGTTCCGATTGCTTTTCCGTTTGCACTGTCTGCAGCAGAACCGGAGGCTGTTAAGCAGCTCCACTGCCCTGCAATACTTCTCATCTTTCCATTGGAATCAATGGAGCCATAGAACATCGGGATCAGCATATAATCTCTTTCTTTTCCAAGTACATTAAATCCTACCGCATGGAAATCATCATCCACTTTTCTTTCACAGAAATATACATAGCGGTCATTTCCAACCTTATATTCCTTCTTGTAGATTTTCTTGACGATTGCCATCGCATCACCGGCATAATCAATATTAGCCGCATCAGAGTTCGTTCCATCCGCTTTCTTCGTATAATCGTCCGGATCTAAGAAGTAATCAATACCTCCATCCCAATTACACATAACCGGTACATTAGCTTTCAGCCAGTCCCAGCCAGCCCATGATCCATAATTCATGGCGTGCGTGCTCATGTTCATGCTCATAGGCGTAAAGTCCTTGTTCGCACCAAGGTACTCCACTCTTGTGGACGGATTCAGGTCGGAAGCTTCATGGATAACCATTCCATAAATCGGTGCATCATCCGGTACCAGATTTCTCACCAGCTTTTCCACCTGCTCCTGCACTTCAAGCAGTGTTTCCTGCTCTGCAATAAAAACCTTTTTCGACATTTTCTACCTCGTTTCCAGCATAATATAACACTTTACGTTTTATATTTGCTTATTTTGTTAGATTATAACGTAATACGTTATTTTTACAGTTCCTCATAATATAAATGACCGTTTTCCATGCCTAATCGCATCTTCCCACCGTTCACGTCATCCTCAAAGATCTTCGCATCCCTGCGGTTGGCTTTTCCGTTGTTGAGAAGCTGGGCATATCGCTCATTAAAGTAATCTGCATGTGCCGGTGTGGTAGGCTCCAGAGCCTCCATCTGTTCGTTGTAAACCGGCTCATCCTGAATCGTTAAATTCTTCGCCATGTCCTGCCTCCCTAAAATGTATCGTTAATATAGAAAGTCATGCTGATATCCGCATCCTTTCCTTTTGTGGTAAAACGCTTGATGGTAACGATATCCCCATCCGCATCATAGAGTCCGATTTCGCTAATCGCAGCACCCGGAAGCTCACTCTCCTTTAGCTCACATTCATACTTGCACTTCGTATCGCTCAACATGGTGTAAGTATCGTATTTCTTTCTGAGCAATTCGTTCTTCAGTTCTGATTCTGCCTCCTGCGGTGCGATAACATTTCCATCTGCATCCACACCACCATCACCAAATACAAAGCCCACAATCTTAGGCAGCTGGATTTCTCCAGCTCTGGCTCTCAGCATCTTTTTCCTTCCTGCAATTGTAATAATCTGATTCTGTGTAAGGTTCTCTGTCATTTTACAATTCCTCCTCTCGCCTTATGGCATCTAATATCCTTGTTCCATTTAACTGATAGCTGCCATCCAGCAGCCACAAGTCTTTCTTTATAACAACACCTCCCGGTGTCATTTCCTCGATATTGGTATTCCCCAAGTCAATTGCCAGACCGTATGTATCTGGTTTTCTTAACACATTCAGCTCATAGCTGCCATCCATCTGCCATGTTCCATTCAATCTCCGGACATTCCAGTAAGGCGAGTCAAAGCCGATAACCACTCCGGCATCAGTAAACATCTCCTGCAGCTGTGATGTAGCAGATACACTCACATCCAGTTCTACGCTCTCCAAAACCTCGACGTCTCCCATATCGTAGCTGATGCCCCATTCATCCGGTTTTCTTCCGACTCCCAGATTATAGGTGCCATCCAGCAACCATGTTCCATTTAACCTCCGGACATTCCAGTAAGGCGAATCAAAACCGATTGTCATTTCCGTTACCGAGAAGACCTCTCCAATACTTGCCGAGTAGTCCAGCAGCAGAATTATTTTATACATCAGATGAGCCGGTACCCATTTATCCAAAAACTTTCGGACATCCGGCATATCGATATGCTGCAACTCACTCACATCCAGAACAATCTCCGCAAGCAACTTCTCAGCATATCCGGTAACATCAACACCGGCTCCGGTTCTCTCTGACAGTTTATTTTCCAGCCATTCTTCATTGATCAGCTCCTCGTGGAGTAAGGATGCTCTCTGGTACATCTCATCAATGATCCGTTCTATTTCAGCCAGAATGATATCCTCGGCATTCAAGACATCATTCATCTGTCTCATATTGCGGACTCTTGCTGGAAGCATTTGGCTGTTATTCAGTGACATTGACCGTCAGCTCCTGCAGAGCAAAATACTTGTTGTATTCTGCAGTAATGGAGTCCTGAGCTCCGTTGACCTTCAGGATTCCCACTTCCTTCACACCATCCACTCCACTGATGATGTTACTGATTTTATAGTAGTTCAAAGACACTGTTCCGCTTTGGAAAGCGATCTGAGTGAAATACTCCTCGATCTTGCTCCTGATCTGCGTTTTCACGGTCTCTTCTGTGTAACCGGACATTTTCACAACGCTGCATAAAATAACAATCGGAATGCTCTCCGCAGCATCCACAACCGGATCAGCTCCAACCGGACGCATACTGTTTATGTATTCCTGGACAAATGCAATCTGTTCTTCCGTTGGTGGCTTGGCATCCACTGTAAGAATCGCAATCGACACAAGCCCGGTTCCATCCCTTGGTGTGTCCACCTTTGCATTTCCCACAATGACATTACCCTCTGCATCCGTGGCTTCCTTTGCCCATCTCACATAATGCCTCTCGTTTCCGCTGGTACCCATATCCTCCTCTTTGTCTGTCAGGGTATTCATCAGAGGAACAATCCTCATGGCATCAAGCCGGGCAAGCTCCTCAGCCACCGCCTGAAGATTATCCATTGAGAAGCTGCCTTCCATCTTGGTATCCTCATTTTTCAACGCAGCCTTCATCCTTGCCAGTATTCCTTCAGCACTAAAATCCATTACACTCTCACCTCCCTCACCGGAACCAGAATTGTGTTTGAACCATAAATGCTGGTGCAGTCAAAACTCACCGTCATCCCGGTAGAAGTATTTTCAAAAATAAAATTATCCAAACGCTTTATATATGGATTGACCATAAGAGCTTCAATGATAAAGCGTTCAATCTCCAGTTTGACAATCTCCACGTTCATGGAGTGTCCGATTACCTGATCCTGAATTTCTGAGCCAAATGCAAAGGAATATGCGGTATAATGACATCGCTCCGTGAACAGGGCTTTAAATATCCAGATGCGGAGTGCTTCATTTCCCTCCACCATGTAGGTGCGTCCTCCCTCATCCAGAAGCAGCTCGTTCTTTTCGAAGTCATAAGCATATTCCTTCAACATTGGCAGTTCGTCATTCGTCTCAGTGCTTGTGCTTGTTGAATCAATAAAAGGAAAAATACTCATGCCTTAACCGCCTTTCCTGCTATATAAAAAGAGGATCCGGTTATATGCACCACAACCGTGTCCCCTTTCTTAAGCACATACTTCTCGTGAAACTCTTTCAGGAACTCATAAGCCTCCTGCGGTTCAAAAGGTGTAATAAATGGCTTTTTGATGTCCTCGCCACTATCCGAAGCATTCAGCATCAGTGCCGGATTGATGTAAAGGTTCTTTGTGATAGTTGTATTGTGCATCTTAATTGTCAGTGGTTTTACCGACAACACATCCGCCATATAGGTACCATCCACTCCATCAGCACTATTGGAACCACCAGTTCCCTTTCTGATTGCCTCGACCATTTCCACAATATTTCTGTTTGTCGACACCTTTCCACCTCCTGCCTTTATGTAGTCTCTTCAATCTCCCTTTCATCCATAAGGTTCTCAAAGGCAAGTGTCAGATCCATCTGAGCCTTACCGCACGAAAAGGTATGTGTGTCACTTTCAATGTAAAACTGTCCATAAAGCCCGGTGTCAGTTTCCTGCACAATGATTGAGTATCCTGATACCGCACGGAAATCATTTGGAACTCCGGACACGGTTGCCGAGGACTCCACTGTTACCAGCATCTTCTTGGCTTGTGTTGTAGCATCCTCTCCATCATTCTGTTTTAGCACTCTCTGCACCAAACCATACTTCTGGATCGAGGCTGCATCCTCCACCGTCTTTATGACATTGTTGTTTTTATCTGTTATTAAAACCCTATTAACGAGCTTTTGAAGGGTGCTTTTATAGGTTGCTTCAATCAGGTTGTAATCCCCGGTCATAACCGCCCCACAAAGCGTCCCCTTCTCCAAAACACTCACTTTGTTAATATTGGTCATCAGCGGAATATACTTGCTGCCATTCTGCTTTGCTGCAGCTGTGTATGCCATCATAATGGCTTCATAGGCTTTCTTGCCAAAGCATGGCATAGAAGATATATTCACTCCCGTTGCAGCCATCGTTCCGCTTTCAATTCCGAGTTCTGTGCAGATCCCCGGAACAATCGTTTCCGGAGTTCCTTCAAATATTTTGTTGACATCTGAATTATTGATATAGAACATTAAATCGTATGCCAGATAAGTTTCCACCTTGGAACTGGCACTCTTGTCAATGTCAAAAATAATGCCTCCAAAGACATCCTTCCCACTGTCATCCTGCATGATGATTTCTGCACCCTCGTCAATGACAACCGTGGGAAAGTCTTTGTCCTTCTTATTCTTCGCAATTGTGAATTGAATGGTACGTGCGACCTGCTTTGTGTCACCAGACCACTTGATCTGCTCGATCAGTTCGCTGATATCTTTTCCTACAGTCAGTAATTTCATCTCAACACCACCTATGCCGGAATTGTGTACACATCGCCCGGATAAATCCAGTGTCCATTATCAGAACTGGACTTTCCATGCTTTTTAGCACTTGCCTCAATTGTTCCATTGTTTGCATTATAAATTTTAGGATATGAACTTCCATTTCCGTATTTCTGTTTTGATATCCCCCAGAGTGTATCTCCTCCAACCACTGTATAAGATCCACCTGCAGCTGCAGGTGCAGGTCTCGACAAAAGACCATTATTCCGTACTTTCGTTGTAATCTGAACAGATGGAACATTCAATGTCCGGTACTCGGAAAATGAAATGGTATAGTAAATATCCCCATCACCTTCCCTCATAGAGTAGGTAAAATCATCAATCAGCATTGCGAGGTTGATTTTCATATCGCTTATGATTACCCTGACCACTGCTTTTGTGGTTTTCCATTCCTGAAGCATCGCTACATATTTGTCAGGCTTCTTTTTCGCATTCTTATAAAATGGAGACTTCTCCGAAGGGAAGAAGCTCGACAGCTTTGTGTACTTAAGCCCTCGCTCTCCCTTCAGATTGGCTTCTCCTATGTTTAGAAGGGTTATCGCCTGATTCAACTGTTTTTCTGTGAATTCCACAGAAGGAGGATTGATTGGCAGCTCGATAACTTCTTTCCTGTTGTTTACGCTTAATTCAATTACTCTGGTTTTCATCAGACCACCTCCTAACCCATGTTTACAACTACTTCCACGACTTTCTTTGCAACCTTGTCGGCAATTTCATCAATATCCGCATCCTCACGGACAATGATCTCATCTGCCAGTTTTGCAATGGCAACCGTCACGCTGCCAATAAATCCTTTTGCAGTCCCTTTAGTCTTTCCGGAACCCGGAACTTCAAGACCGCTTTCTTTCCCCTTGATTCTGTCCACCAGCTGCTTCAGGTTCTCATCAATGCTTGTCAGTATCATCATGATCGGAGTCAGATCCTGACCGCCACCGGATAAAACTGTATTCTGCATGATGTTGGCAGTGCTGTCTTTTACAACTCCACTGCCCTGCTTCGTCAGGGAAACACTCTCTTTGTGTGGAAGAATTCTGGAACCTCTTGGCAAATCAACAAGCTCGGCACCTTTCTCGCCAACCCATGTCAAACCGCCCTTCCAGTTATTATCTCCTTCAGCGTTTTCTCCAACAGTTCCGGAATCTCCTCCAGAACCGGTTATCGCATCTGCTACAGAACCAAACCATCCTGCAATCTTTCCGATAACGCTGCCGATTCCTTCCACCAGTGGCTTTACGATTCCCCACACGGTTTCGATAATTGACTGGATGCCAGGGAATACCTTTTGAACCACGCCAAACAAAATCTCAAATACGCTGATTACAATGTCAATTACTGGAGAAATTACTCCCCAAGCTGTGCTGATGATGTCCCCAATCAATGGAGCCACCGTTCCGATGACTTCCTGAATAAAGCCCATCCTCTCACTGACAAATGAAATGACACTGCCAACCTTTTCTCCGATTTCAGAGAAAATCGTACTGAATACCGGAGCCAGTGCAGAAACCACCGTTCCGATACCTTGTACTAGACCGGCAATGACCGGAGCTGCCTGACCGATGATGTTTCCTATCGTGGAAACCACCGTTTGGATTACTGGGAGAATTACCGGTAGCATCGTCTGTACAGTGGAAATAATGCTTGTTAGAGCCGGTACGCACGCACCGACTACCTGCTGGATGGTAGTAGTCATACCACTACCAAACGAGACAAGCTGCGGAATCAGCGGTGCAAACCCGGCAGCCAGAGACCCCAGCGTGGAAACCACACTCTTAATTCCTGAAATAAATTCCGGTACAGCTGTAATGGCAGCATTGAATCCGTTTTCGATTACCGGAGCCATTGAAGGGAACATTTCCTTAAGCCTGTCCTTCAATCCGACCACTATATCTCTTCCAAGCGTCTTGATTTTCGGTACCGCTTTTTTAACCCCAGTTTTAACCACGCTTGGCAGTGATGAGAATACACGTCCAATCATCGGAACCGCATTATCGAATAAGAATGTCGACGCACTATCCACCAACTGTTCCATCGATCCGGTTACATCCCCGCCAATCGCCATATTTCCAAGAAGGTTCTTTGCTGCTGCCTTCATCGCTGAGAACGAACCACTAAAGGTCTGTCCGGCTTCTTTTGCGGTTGTTCCGGTTACTCCGAGTTCATTCTGAATCACATGAATAGCACTGTAAACATCAGACAAGTTGCCGATATCATACTTAACACCTGATATCTTGCTGGCATCCTGAAGCAGTCTCTGCATTTCTTCCTGCGTACCGCCATATCCCAACTTAAGATTATCTAGCATCGTGTAATTCTGCTTTGCAAATCCCTGATACGCATTCTGGATAGACTCCATGTCGGTACCAAATTTATTTGCGTTGTCTGCCATGTCAATCATAGCCATATCAGCAACTTCTGCAGCCTTAGCGGTATCACCACCCAAGCTGCTCAAAAGTGATGCAGAAAAACTTGTGACCTGTGACATATACTCATTGGCAGATAGACCGGCTGTCTTAAACGCTGCATCCGCATTGGCTTTAACAACACTGGCATTCTCCTTGAACAATGTTTCCACGCCACCAATGCTCTGCTCCAGTGCAGCTCCTTCCGTTACAGCACCGCCGACCACCGCTGTTGCTACAATCGTTACCGGAATAGCCACGGTTGCTGCCAAGGTCTTAAGTTTGCCACTGATAGAAGATATTCCACTTGCTGTGGCATCCTTCAGCTTTACTATCGGAGAAAAAATCTTCCCCCCTAATGCTTTCAGCTTCCCAGTTATCTTTGTGGCTTTGGAAGTGATTGCATCTTTCAATTTAATAACGGGTGTGGTTACTTTTTTCGCCACCCCCGTTAATGCATTTTTTATTGATTTTACTTTTGATGTGGCAGAATCCTTTATCTTAATGACCGGAGTTGCCACCTTTTTTCCAACCGTCTTAATTCCATTGCTGACTTTTGTTATTGTCGCACTGGCTGCATCCTTCGCCTTAATGACTGGGGATATTACTGTTTTTCCTAACTGCTTTACCTTTCCGGTTAGTCCATCCGTCTTTCTTGTTGCCGATTCGGTATTGATCTTAGCAGTGTAAGTTTTATCCCAAGCACGCTGCAGCTCTTTCCTCGTTTCAGCTGCATCTTTCCGGAGGGCGGTCTGTTCTTGTCGGATGCTCTTTAGCACAGAACTGGCATTATCCCGGATGGAAATACTGCCTACAACACTCATTTAGCCACCTCCACCTCCCGAAAACAGCTGCTCACGTTCTTCAATGCTCTTTAACATCGATGCATAATAGAAACATTTTTCTTCCACCCCAAGCTGGAGCAGATACTCCAGCTTGAAGCCTTTTTGAATATAATAATGCAGGAAATAACACTCACCGTCTTGGTCTATGAGTTTTTTTGTTCTTCAACAACCGTCACTTTTTTACTTCCGATCACACCGGACAATTTCATAATTTCCGTAGCAATGGATGTAATCTCACTCATCTCGAAAATATCAACCACTTCCGGATAGGTCTTAATCTCGCCCTGATCCTTTAATTCCATTGCGACCGCCTTTAAATCAGGCTCAACAACTGCCAGATAAATACAATACTTATCAGATGCGTTCGGATCTTGCTTATCGTCAATCTCCGTGCATTCCACAATTTCCGGATAGTTCAAGTTCCGGATCTTGATGTTCTGGTCAATGCTCGGAACATATAAAGTCTCGTACTTTGTAACCTTCTTATCCTTTAATCTCTGAACAGCCTTCGCTGTAAAGGCTTTGAAAATATCATCTTTATTTTTTTCCATAGCAACCTCCTACGCAACAGCATCTAAGTTCTGCAGATCAGAAGGTGTGAATCCGATAGAAACTTCTTCCTCGATAATTCCACCCTTCTCCCAGTTCACAACCGGAATCTCATTGTGCCATACATTATCACAAGCCCAGCGTTCGATCTGACCTCCAACAGCATCAGGATCTGCCAGCTTCGCAATAACCTCTGCACGGACATCCATGCCCTTTTTCCAGTTCTCCAAGATTTCCTTTGCTCTGGTATATACCTTTTTCACGGTATAAGAACCTTCGCCCTTCAGACCGGTAATCTTGCTGTCCACATCAATTCCCAGCTGCACATCCTCACGGTTAGCAGTTACTTTCATTTCAATTTTGGAGAATTCAAAAATCTTCTCTCCGTTGATCCAGAGTTCTCCCCATGTTCCGGAGAGAGTCTTATTACCTCTGATAACTTCCATATCCGTTTACCTCCTACATATTGACATTCATTTTCAGATCTTCCATTGCGTTTACAAACTTTACATTGCTAGCGATAAATACCTTTGTTCCGGTGTTAGCTTTAGCAACTGCAATATCATCCATCTCGGAAGTATCCATTCCTCTGCTCTCCAGATAAGTACGCTGTGCATCGATATCAATCGCCACCACATTATCATAGGATTTATCCAGCACATTGCCGAGTAGCCCTTTGTGGTAAGCACCAATGGCAGCCACGAACATCTGCTTTCCATCGTAGTCATTGATGATCTTGCCGACATAGCTTTCCTCATAGGTTTCCCTGATGTCATCCATGTATAAGTCCATTCCTTCTACAATCTTGATAAAACGGACATCCTCTGTCTTTTCTGTCGTGAAACTGACAAGGCTGTTCACGCCTCGCCCAATCTTGTACTTCCTTCCATCAAAGACAATGACCATCTCACCAGCATTGATACGATCATCCGGATCGTCCGGAGTTTCTGCTTCAGAAATATCGTCCAATACATAATATGTGCTGCTTCTTGCAAGGGAAAGCCCTGCAAGTACCCCGGCAATTCTCGCACAATACTCAGCTGCAGTATGCTTTGCGCCGGTAATGGTCGTGGAGATATTCTCTGTTGTGAGATTGATGATTCCTTCATGATCTCCCTTACAGTGTGCCAGAACCGCCTTGAAGGTCTTTCTCTCATCATCACGGTACTGCTTGATCCACGCTGAGATTGTTGTTGTATCAGTAGAACCAAGACCGGGAATGGTAAGGTAGTTCCATTTCAGATCTTTCAGCTTCTTAAGTTCAGCATTGTACCCTTCTGCATTTTCTGCTCTGCGGATTGTAATGACAGTAGACGGAGCTCCAGCGAACACCAGCTTCAAATAGTTGTAGTTCTGCTCTGTCCAGTTCTGAAAATCAACCTCATCCACCTTCTTGTAAATATTCAAGTCTTTTCCACCTTCGGTACCGTCCGTGAGAATCATGGCAACGATACCCCTTGCACTTCTTTCAATGGCAGACACTGCTTTTCCACTGAAAATCATGCTAAAACTCGGTAATCCTAAACTCATTTAAATCACACTCCTTTTCTAATAGCCACTTCCAGCTCTCCCATCGGTTCAAACTCATTCGTCTGCTCCCGTGCCTGACGGAAGTTTATGGTAAAACTGTAATGCAGCACATGGTCTGATACTTTCATATTGGCATCATTGATGGTTATGTTCCTGTCTCCAAAACTGAACACCGGTCGGACAACCGCATCAATCTCTGCCCCTTTAATCAAATAGGCGGTATTGCTCTCGCTTTTCTCGTGGTAAGCAATATCAACCAACACTCCCATATCCGTAAAAAATCTGTCGACTGTCTCGTTCCCATTCGGGATGATATCTACGAAGTAATAGGTTTCTGGTTCATCAAGCCCATGCTTTTCTTCCGTGCCTTTTATTTCCTCGTAAAAGACATCGGTATCCGGATCAATCCCTTTCAGCAATGCTGTGATTGCATTTTTTATCTGAATAATCGGATGTTCCATAGTCCACCTCCTAAAGTTCATGAGTATTCAGGAAGTCATTCATCCACTCCCGGAGATAACCGGGAAGGTGTTTCTGCACTTCCTGAAGGGAAAGCTCCATCATGTGGGCTCCTTTTACAAAGCCCTTTCCACCTCTTGTCTGGTGTCCATATTCCACCGGCTCGACATACTCCACGTTGTTATAGACCTCGATGTAATATTCATTGCCTCGCTTTTCTATACTCCCAACGTGCCACTCATTCCGCAAGTGTCCAGTCTTAACCGGAGTGTTATCCTTGACCTTTCCCTGAAGCTGAACCGCCAAATCAATAACCATCTCCCGGAACTCAGCCGGGTACTGGCTCTCTATGGCTTGTGAGAGTCGTTTCTCCCATTCTTCCAGCCCCTCCAGCTTATACTCAGTATTAAACAGTTTCCTTGTCCAACTTGACCGGGATATTATTATGAGACTTCATGCACTCAGGAAAACCTGCAACCGCTTCAATTTTCTTTCCAAAGTGCGTGATCACAAGGAAATCATTGGTCTGGATATCAACTTCCGGACGGGTAAACAGACAAAAAGTTGTTTCCGTCTTCGCAGTAGATTTCGATTGCTGCAGCTTTCCACCTGTATGTGTAGACAATGCGCATTCCACATCTTCATACACAACTTTTCCATCCAGACCGCTTTTAAAAACGCTTTCTCCACCCGGAAGGGTATCTTTGAAAGCTCTGTAAACGGTCACGGTATCTTCGTATGTTGTTGCAAGGATATCAGCTTCTGTCATTTTGCTAAATCCTTCGGCAGATTTATTTTTTTAAAACGGTTAAGGGATTTTTCATAGTTCTTCATAAAATCAACAGTGGCTTTCTGATTACCACTTCCGTCACGATAAGAAATGGCGGTATCACCACGATTGATACTCGCCACTTCCTTCTCGCCGGTCTTTACCAGATCAGCCTTCAACATATCTTCAGCAATCTGTGCTGCAGTGCTGAGAAGCCGCTCCGGCAGATCTTCACGGTTGCAATAAATCAGGATCTTATCCACTGCCCTTTTGACATACCTTCTGGCTGACCGTTCTTCCGTTTCTGACATCTTCATGCTGTCCATCACTTCCGCTACTAACCAGTCCTCCTGCTCCTTTGTCATGGCAGTTCCTCCTTATTTTTTCTCTGCAGCCTTATTTTTCTTCAAAGCAGCCTCCAGCTGTTCCTTCGTGCCAGAAAGTTCAGCTTCCAGAGTAGCGATCTTTTTATCAGCTTCTTCTGCGTATTTAGAAGCCTCCTCCAGCTTTTCTTTCGTTGAAGTCAGCTCCTTTTCCAATTCTCCCCTTCTAGCATCCGACGCTTCAATGACTTTTCCTGCTTTTAAAAGCTGCTCTTTCAATTCATTGATCACAGCTTCATATGCGGCATTACTTTCTGTTTTATTCGCAACTGTTCCATCTGTTCTGACAAACCCCTTGGCTTCCAGAGCCTTGGCTTTGTCCTCGGAATCAACACGCTTCACTACATTCGCTCTCTTTAATTCGATCTCGCTCATGGTCTACTCCTTTCCCCCCTGGGCTAATTCTTCTTTCACATTAACAAAGCACTGTTCCACCTTACGAGCAGGAATCCAGATATCGTGGAACTTACGATAATCCATCGCCCATGCTCTTGCCTTCTGGTTGGTTTCCGGATCAAAAATTCTCATTTTATCCGTCTTGGACACTGCAATAGGTGCCTTTCTCGGAGTGATGATCCAGTTGATGCTCTTGCTGTTTTCAGTAGGAGCAAAACCACCAGCTTCCTGACCGGAAGTCACGCCATCCTTGAAAAGGTACTCCGTCTTCATTCTGTCGGAGCTTACCGGGATTAAAGGATGGATACCATCCAAGCTGCGAACCTTAAGAGTTACATCTCCCTGCTTGAAATCGGTTATATCCAGCTTCTTTGAGAGCTTTTCGGACATGCTTAAGATTGCTGCTACCATGGAATCAATGGTGATAACCAGTGGTGTGTTCTGTCCAACGATCGCCTGAACAGCTGCAATATCATAGTAAAGTTTCTGAAGAATGGTTGCTTCATCAGCGGTATAGCCTCCGGATGCCTTGCCCTTCTTGATACACGCTGCAGCGATGGTACTGTAACGATATGCATCAATCTCAGGAACAACCTTGGTTCTCTGGAACTCGCCCATAACAGTGGATGCAGTCAATACAAAATTTGTCTCATCCACATCGTTCTCATCAAAACTGAAAGAGCGTCCTCTGTCCTGAGTCATCTTCTTGGTTTCATACTGGAAATTCACGCTGCCCTGCACAAATCCATTGGTGCGATCATAATCAGCCATTCCGTCCATATCGAGACTCGGAATCTTGACCTCCGCACCACCGGTGTACTTAACCAACTTCTCATTTACTTCCATCCAACCGGAAGTAGCCTGCTCCACTGCAGCCTTGTCTAACTCGCTCTGAATAATTGTTGCGGTTTCAATGGTATTCATTTACTTTCTCCTCCTTATAATCCTCTGACATTTCTTGCGATCTGGTCTCTTAACAGATTTTCAGCAGAAGCTGCTCCGCCGAGTCCTTCCGGTGTCTTACCCTTCAGCCGGGACTGGATTGCCACTGCCAGACTGTCCTTAAAAACCTTTGTGGTATTCTTCAGGGTTTCTTCCATGCGCTCCTTGCTGGAATAGTCAAGCACATCTGCAAGACCAACCGGGAATCCATCCGTTTCCAGAGATTTAGTCGCACTCTCTCTCAGCTCTTTCTGCAAGAGCTGGCTTCTCAAACTGGCAATCTCGGAGTCTTTTTTCTCCTGCTCCTCTTTTGCCTTTTCCTCCGGAGTGAGTTTTTTGACACGCTCTGCCTCCGCAGCTTCATCTAACCACTGCTGTTTCGCAGCTTCGATGGCAGCATCTACATCTGCCTGAGTGAAGGATTTCTCCTCTTCAGCTTTTTCCGCTGCAGGATCTCCATCCTTTTTTTCAGGTTCAGCCCCTTCAGCTTTCTTTCCACCGCCAAAAAGTCCATCAATAAACTTCTGGAGGGTACTTACTTTCTCCGGTGTACTTTCCGCTGTCTGCTGTCCCTGCGTTTCTGTTGCAGTGTTCTGAACTTCCTGCTCAGTACCCTGCATGGTGGTTGTTCCATCCATCTTTTTTACCTCCTGGTCTAAATTTTGTATAACAAAAGCACCATTTAAAATGCTTTTAAACGATGCTTGAGTCCATATTTTTTGCAATTAAATAAGCACCCGGCTGGGTGCTTATTTGCTCTTGTGTTCGCAATATTTTTTATTATAATTTCCGGTACCTGGAAAAGACTGTTTTAGCTTCTCCTTTGGTATTCCCTCCGGATGTTTCTCGCATTTTCCGAATCCGTAATGATATTTACACGAATTACACTCGCTATTAACTGGTTTCGGTGCATCACTCCACCGTTTATCTGAATATGGATTGCTCATTATATTTCCTCCATGTAAATCACGTTATTAACCACCTTGGATATGTAGAACATCGAATCTCTTTCAAACAAAATCTCTTTTTCCTGAGAGTTAAATTTCCGTATATCTCGCCCGGTCTTTGATGTAATAACATACTGAATCGGGAAACTGTCATCATATACCTCAGTGGAACTTGAAAGAAATTCAGGAAAACTAATTTCCATACCGGGCTTATGCCCCACAATAAACTCCTGCACATCTGGTATTCCAAAATCAGAAACAGAGCGATATAACACTCCCTGATAGGTCGGCATCTTCTGAAGAGCTGAATCCAGATTGCTAATCTGTTTCTTTTCTTCCTTCGTCAGTTTGACGCCCCTTCTCAGCTTGTCATTCCACGTGTATGCCTCGCTGCTTATATAGCTATTTATTGCGTGCTGTTCATTCTCTGATAGTTTTATTATAGGTTCCGGAGCTGGAGTGTCAACATATTTCTTCTTCCACTCCTCAAACTTCGGATTGCTCTCCAGTGGATTCACTCCTTCCCGGTCTTTAAATAAATCAATCTTTGCTTTTGCCTTGATTGTGCATTTACAATTCGGATGAATCGGTGGTAGATTAAGCCCCGGCTCTGCCTCATCCAGCGGAAAAGATTGTCCATTTAATTCCATACATATTTCGCAACCACCTCCAAGAAAAGTATACTCTTGAATTCCCATTTCCCTATAAGAAGCAAGTTCTCCCTGATTAGAGAAATAGCTGCTCTCCGTCCGGACAAGCCTTTCTGCAGCATAGCGTCCCTTGCCCATGACATCATTGATTTCCTTTGCCATCTTCTGTACGCTGGAGCCATTCATAAATCCCATCGTCAGCTCTCTCTTGGCGAGAGTGGCAAGTTTATCAGTATTTTCCCACAGTGCTTGCGAGTAATTCTTTCCAGACCACGGATGCTTCAGTATCCTTTGGAGCATCTTCACATCTACCTTGGAAACATTGAATCCAACACCAAGGATGCTCTGCACATCATAACAGCCCCGGTAATAATTGGTCTTGAACATATCACCCAGCAGATCTGTTATCTTCGTTTCCGTATCCCTCGACAGTGTTATCATTGTCTGGTAAACGGTAGCAAGCATCTGCTCCTTCCTGCTGATCCGCGACTTCATTGCCAGCGTGTTCAGTTCCAGAAGTGTCTTGGAATCCCCTTCAGCTTCCTTCAGGTATTCTTCAATCCCCTTTTTCCATCGGGAATATTCACTTCCGGTCAGCAGCTTGGAAGCCTCTGCATTCGTCAGACCATTCTCCGTGGCATATTTTTGAAACATAGAATTGATTTCCGTTTCAAGCGTCCATGCTGCTTCATCAAAGAGAAACATTATCTCTTTTACGGATTGGTCTGTAATCTCTGCATTATTGAGAACCCTCTGCTTGGCTCGCTCAATCCACTCGTTACGTTCCTTCTGGCTCATCCGTTACCGCCTCCGTTCTGTCAGCTGCACCCTGAAAAGCCTTGGTAAAATTCTTATATACTCCGAAGTCTTCCTGCTCCTTGTTCTTTTCTTCCTCCAGTTTTCTCAGCTCATCCTGAACATTTTCAACACCTGGCATCAGCTGCAGTCTGGTCTCCCTTGAAAGGTCATTTGCCAGCATCGTGACAATCTGTGCTGTTTCCATATCATTCTGAGGACGGTTCCTGCGGAATTTTGGAACAATGTCTCTGTAATCATAATTGTGCCCCATGATGTTCAAGATATTTGTGATCAGCTCAATCCTGCGCTGCAGTCCTTTCTTGAACTTCCGTTCCTTAATCGAACATATCTGCTCCAGTCCCCATAATTTATAGGATATAGCCACTCCGGATAGGTTTCCTCCAAAAGACTCATCACACATATGTGGCACATTGGCTCCAGTGTGAATATCCTCACGGAGCCGGTTCTTATAATTTTCCAGTGCAGTATCATCAATCGTCTTCAGGAGCCAGTCCACATCTCCTCCATCCTCCAGAATGATAGCTCCTTTTTCCTTCATGTCAGCAATGTCCTGACTGCTGACATCTCCAAGTTTTAAAACCTTTAAAATGGCATCATCATTATACTGGAAATAGTTTGCAGTGTTACTCTGCACCTTGTTATAGGCATCAATCTCCGTAATGACACCCTCAAAATCTCCAAGCCTTTCCTCGTTGTTGATGTATTCCACAAACGGAACGTCCTGCCAGTAATGTTCCTCAACTGCTATCATGTTCAGGTATCCATTATTCAATGACTGGAATCGCATCACAAGACTGGAATTCCAGAACTCCACCTTCCTGATTACGTTGTCATCCTTATCCTTTGAAATAATGGTTCGGATAAATGCCATCGGAGTGGAAAATCCACTGTCCGTCTCGCAAATCATAATTCCGTTAGCAGCCGGAACCCTCGCAAGCCTTATCTTGGCATCCTCATCCAGATAGAGCATTTCAAAGCAGCTTCCGCAAATGCTGCACTGCTTCGCCAGCTCCATGTTGTGATCCTGCTCATCGTTGTAATCAAAAATATCCTGCACTGTCTGCAGGTATTCATCATTCTGGGAGTCATAGACAATCGGCTCACCCACGAAGTAACCGGTGGCGGTATCCGTGATGTATTTTGCCATATTATTGACCAGACGGTTGTTCGGAGCTGTGCTGTCCTTCTTGTTTTCTTCAAGGATTCTATGATTGCCAACATAGTAATCATGCAGCATTCCGTATTTTACATCCGTGCTGTTCTCATCGATGATCTCACGGATATCTTTTTCTGTCAGGCTTTCAATGGAAGCCCTGTCCATATAAATAACCGGCATGACCGTTACCTCCTATAATCCTAATTTCCCTTTATCCAGCACCCGGAACCGTTTCATCTTCTTGGCAATCGTTCTGCATCCTTCCAGAGCATCCACACCATCATCGTGCGCTCCCATCGGGAAGTGTTCCATCTGCTCCAGCAGTCTCTTGTGCCTTTTATTGAACTTGATGTAATGGTTCTTTACATCCGGCTGCATCGTCTGTATACGCATTGTCTTATCGCTGGTCTGCGGTACCTCCTCGATCGGAAGGTATAACCCAGCTTTTGCAGATGCCTTTGCCAATTCTTCCTTCAGGAACCACTGGAACTGCACCGTCTCAGCTCCGAACTTCTTATAGCCCCTGCCATAATCCCTGCGGAGCATCTTCTCCTTCTCCAGAATGTCACCGATAATTTTATCCGGATGTCTGCGTTCGATATCCGCATCCATGACATACATATACCCGGATACTTTGTGCTTCGCCAGCGTGATGATGGCGGAAAAGTCGCTGTGCTTGGTCTTTCCAAGTGACGGATCGACAAAGCCAAAGAAAAGGAAGTCCCGGTTCTTGAAGTCGATTTCTGCTTCATTATAGAATTCAAACCATTCAGGATTGAAAATACAGTCTTCCGGATTGATAGGCTCGTTCTGTTCCTCGGAGTTGAAGGATGCCTCGCCTTCTGTCAACCTCATAACCATCAGATCATAATAAGACAGTTTCTCCTCCCACAGAACCTCCGTGCCTTCCAACATCTTCTCCCGGTGCCTTTCAAAAAACTCTCTCGCATCGGCTTCGTGGTTCTCGTTTGAAAGGTCTGTGTAAATCTCCTCCCATTCCTTCCATAGATCCTCTTCGTTGGAAAAAGAAATGACCGCCTTGTATTTAATGGCTTTATATCCCGGATTGTTCAGGGTTTTCGCCAGAAGGCTGTCATAATGCAATAATGTTCCAATATAGATAATGTCCGTGTAATCATCACCGGCTTTTGAAACAGCTTTTAAAAACCAGCTTTCAAGTTTCTTTCGCTGCTCCGGTGTCCGGACGTTCTCGTCATTTTCAATATCATCCAGAACCAGAAGGTCTGGTCTCCAGTTTCTGTGTTTTCTGCCTCGGATCTTCTTTCCCGATCCGATTGCCTCAACTTTGATGTTGGTGCTTGTGATCAGTACGTTGCTTCTCCAGACTTTTCCGACCAGGCTCCCGAAGTCCTCCTTCAGAGCTTCGTTCTCCTCAAACTCTACCCTGATGTTATCGAGAAATCCCTCAGCCTGCTCTGAGCTGTCGGATATGATAATCGGATAATGCTTGTATTCATAAACTATGGCATGAATGCTGCCTTTAAAAGTAAGGCTCGTGGACTTTGCGTGTCCACGTGGAGCTGCGACCACTCGTTTGGTTCCATTCATCCGGCTGATCTTCTTTACCTTTGCCGGTGTGGTCGGATATTCCCCTTTCAAAACTCCTTGCTGCCATATATTATCCAGTTCCCGGTGAAATTCAGGGGATGGTCTGGAAAAATAATGTGGAAAGTATGCCCTGCCGAAAAATTCCATATCAATGGCTCCCAGCCTCTGGCGTATGCCTCCTTTTCCGGTAAGCGGTGCTCCGGATTCATAATCTTTCAAAATCTGCACACGTTCCGAAGAACTGTCCTTTTTTAAAAAGATGTTTAAAAGGCTTTTTAAATCGCTTGTAACAGCCTCGGTATCATCATAGAAGCTCTTGCTCTCAGCCTCTGCCATCGCTCCGATCAGAACACCGATGCTTTCTTTTTTTCCTGCTCGCACACCCACCACCTGCCTTTCCGTAAAATTTTAAGGCTCATATTTGCCCCATATTTGCATTTTTGTGTTTCAGCGATAATTTCCCCCACTTTCATCATTCAAACGATTTTAAATGGGTTTAGCGTGTTTTTAAACGGTGTTTTTGCACCATTCAAAAAAGAGAACTGCCAGAACAAGCCCGATGGGTAGGCTTCGCCACCCAACCAGTGTACTTTTTCTGCTCAGTTCCCTTTCTCTATGTCCGCCAGCTTCCGGCATCGGGACGAATCAACCGTATGCCATCAGGTGGCTTCTTTCAAAACCGCTTGTGCTGCACCCTCTGCCCCATCCCTGCCAGCCCCGGCAAGGCTTAGTTCCTCATCTTCCTCCAGCCGGATGCTCAACTGGACTTCCTTTTTCTCATTGCAGATCGTAATCTCAAAGGTTGCTTTCCTGCTCCGCTTATCATACTTGATGATGCGGTTTTCAAATTTTTCAAGAACTCCTTTCACAGCCTCATAATTTCCATCGCCCAGAGCCCTGACCACTGTAGGCTCAATCGGCTGGTTGTTCTCCCCGGTCAGCAGCATGATCCACTCTGCCTCCAGATAGGAAAGTCTTGACGGATTCCTGCTGTCTCCAAGAAACTGGATCACTCCCGGAATTCCCTTAACCTTGTAATAGTTATCCGCATTGTAATTCATGTTCAGGAATACATATCCAGCAAACAGGATGTATTCTCTCTGTGACCATGAACCTCCGGAGCGTATCAGACGATTTTCCTTCGGGACAAGAGCCCGGATGCCCTGCTCTTTCAATTTCCCGGCAATATCATCTTCCTTGCCGGTCATAACTTGAATTACATACCACATCACCTTTTATCCCTCCAGTCCTTCGTTTTTCTTCTTGTTCAGGTATGCACTCACCTGACGGTAGAGTTCCGGATTTTCCTTCGCCATAGCCTCAAATACAAGGCTCTTGACTGCCTCCAGTCCGGCTTCGTAATTATCACGATTCTGTACTTCAATCCGCTTCTTATAAGCAGCTGCCCGGATGAGACCATTGGTCTCCTTGATCAGCTTCTCAATCGGCACTTCCTTCATCTGCTCCTCATCCACGTTGGTAAGGGCATTCATGACATGATGGCTCGCCAGACGGATGAGTGCCTCCGAAGTGTCGAGATCCGGATACCGGTTCATTTCATCCATCAGCATGGAGAAATTGCTCTGTGCCACCGTTATCATCTCCACAGTAGCAAGATACTTCTTTGCATAAGTACAGATCGCCATCTGTGACATTTCTTCGCCATTCTCTTTCAGGAATGCAACAATTTCTTTATATGTGCAGCCGGTCAGGAGCATCTGCTCCACAGTGTCCTTCAGTTCTGGCGGTAATCTGTCCACCTTGCCGGTGCTGCGTCTTCTCTCTTTCTGTTCCATCGTTAATCGCCAAGATCAACCATGTTATCAGTAATCCCACCGCCCAGGAGCCGGATGCCTTTTCCTGTGACTTTGGCTTCCAGTGTCTGATAATCACAGTCCGCAAGGGATGCATCTTCACGTGTTTTAATATCCCTCAGGTAGATATAACCCTCTTCTGCAAGGAAATTAACGCTGTCTACAAATTCCTGCTTTTCAATGCCTTCGTAGCTGACCGCCTTCTCCACACTCCGGAGTGCATTGTATTTTTCCCGGAGCAGGTTTATTGTCGACAGCACCCTGCCATTGTTCATTGTAAAGTTGCCAGCCCGAAGCTGCCTTTTTTCTGTTTCTCTGCTCATCTTTTCGACCTCCTACTTCTTCAGCATAAGTTCCAGCATCTGATCCAGCTTTCTGTCCATCTTGTTCATTTCCCGTATAAAATCATCCTTCGTCAGATACTCTGCTTTGATCTGTTTGATATCAGCCCGGCATTCGTCAAAATCTTTTTCATGCACGTTCTTGGGTGTATAGTCTTCCCGAATCTGCCGGATGTCTTTTTTTAATTCCTCGGTGCTTTCTTTCAGATCTGTCTTAGTAACCCTCTCATTGTCTATCCTTCTGATCTCCTCTCCATGCTTGTCAACCTGACTCATGGTGCGTTTCAGAAAATATGTAATCACTCCAATTCCCAATGTGATTGCTGTAGTTATAATCCATTCGCTCATCCTCTCACCTCACACAAAAAAAGATACACCTGCGTGTCTAACACAAGTGTATCTCCTAAATCATAAATATCAAAATAAAGCACTTAAGAAAATATATTCATTCTAAGAAGTCCGTAAGATTCATCTGACCATCTATCGGTCTGGCTTTTATCTCTTTTGCTTTGTCTAAAACTATATTGCGAATCCACGTTTCTGTCAATCCAAATTTCAGAGCCAGCTCTCTGTAATTTCCTCCATCAAACTCCTCTTTGATCATTTCGTCACGAACCGCTTTTTCCAGACTTTCAATTTTCGGAATGTAGATGGACGTGCCATTAAAAGCCCTCACGAGGCTCTTGAAAGCCTCCAGCCCAATCAGTTCCGCAAGCATTTTCTGCTCCTCGTCCAGATTTTCCATTTGCACCTTTTCCAGCAAGTCCACTATGCCTCGCCTCTCTTTCTGGCACTTGCCACATATCTCTTTAAAATCTCAATCAGGTTATTCCCCTGCTCAAAGGTTATCCATGCAAATGGGTTCTTGGCAATGGCATCCGCACCAAATTCCTTTTTGATGACCGCACAAAGTCTGTCTCCCAGCTGCACATCGTTTGGCACCTCATCGTATTTCTTAAGCTCATACATGAGATACCAGATTTTTTTCTGTTGACCGGATGTGACTCCGCCCGGTCTGCTCTGATGTTCCTTCGGCTTTTTGCTTCTCGGCTTTGGAGAGGCAGTTTTCCCCTGCAGCTCCTCCAGACGTGCAATCACTGCGCAAGCCTCTTGGTATGTAAGACTTTTTATAGAGTCTTTTCCGGTCACACCTCCCACCAGCACATGGAGTTCATCCTCGTTTCCGGATGCCTTAATGCCAAGTGCATTGCCGATGGCATATATTTTTCTGATCTGAAACTGCTCTATCGCTCTCATCTGCCTCTCCTTTCCGGTTATTCCGTTTTCTCAGCCTCCACCGTTACCTTGATGCCCTCATCCACGATGATGGCTGCCCGGATGATTTCAACAGCCTCCTGCGGTGTTCCTTTCCACTCTGCTGACTTTAATATCTGCAGCATCCATTCCCAGTTGATGATCTCCGCAGTCAGATATGCCCAGTCGCTGGCTTCCTGCTCCGGCAGCCCCACCAGCTTCATCAGGGTCTCCGTATCCTTTTCATACTTGCCCTTCAGCTTCTTTTTCAGGGTACGCTGGATCTTCTCATCAGTTGTGATTGCCTTGATTGTCTCGTCCAAGCTTCCCTCGGTGTAATTGCCCATGAACATCATGGTAAACAGTCTCTTGCATGGCTCCGTCATCTTGTATGCGGTATCCTCTTTCACAAAATCTCCGAACACATCACCCAGCAACTTCTTAACCATTGTCATGGAGACCGGTTTTACAGTCTCGCTGTTTCCGACCACAACCTTGGAATTGTTACTGCCCCAATAGTCAATGGTCTTTTTCTTGGTGTCCCTCAGGTCATCCGTTGCCAGCTTCTCGAACCACGCCTTGATCTCGTCAATCTCTGCCTTGATTACGCTCTGCTGGCTGGTCAGCTCCACTAACCGGTCAGCCTTTGCTTTGATTTCCATTACATCTGACATCATCTGAATACCTCCGCAATCTTGGCTGCACATTCCCTGCAGATCTCAGTACCACAGACCATTTTCACATCATCCACCGTTCCGCAATGGAAACAAGCTGGAACATGCTTCTGAATGTGGATGCCGTCTTCATTCGTTGTAATGTCAACCGGAACTCCCGGAAGAATGCCGGTCTCCTGACGGATACCTCTTGGGATGGTCACTCCGCCACCCTTAGTCACTTTTTTGCTTACTTGCATCTCGTGCCCTCCTTTTGATTTTTACTGACACAACCAGCTCATCCAGCCGGTTCATGTGTACCATGCTTCTTTCAGAGAAGAGCACATAGAAGGCTCCATGACTGTACTGATATCCCGTCACAGTCCGGTATTCTGTTATAAATTCATCCGTAAAGCCGACCTCAGCTCCAACCGGATACTGCAGGATTGTCCGTATAATCCTTGCTATCATGCCATTCTCCTCTCCCACTCTGCATTTCATGGGCTTGTGACCATCACCTTACGGTGGCTGCATTAGGAGGGGCTTTTCGCCCCTTATGTAATTTTCCTGCCGTAGCGGTGTCCTTTGTCCGTTTTCTCAATCTTACAGATCAGTGTAAACACAGCCTCAATCTTCTCTTCCTCTGACAGCTTGTCACTGTCTAACTCGTAGATAAATAACATCCTGCCATTGTCCCTGATATAGACCGTCTGCTCTATATGACAGAGCATCTGTGGTGCCGTGTAGATTTCTCCGAACCAGCGGATATTTCCTGCCGGACTGATTGTCCTCGGCTCAAAGTACATTTCTTCTCTTAAAACCATGCTGCACCTCCTTACTTTGGCTTCGTGTATCGGTACGTGGTACCGTCTTTTCTGGTTGCAATCATAATCTTGGCTTTACCTTCCCGGATCAGGTTGGCACACAACCTTGCCTCTTCCCATCCTTTCCGAATTTCCTCCGGAACCTTAACATCTGATTTCTCGCTCATTTCTTCGCCTTTCTGATAGTCTTTGTTTTTCCACTCCTCCTCTGCAGGGCAATTCTGCTGACAATGACCATCTCCTCTGGAGTGTCCTTAACGATCAGCCACTTTTCAGAATCCAGCCCGGTATCCTGCAGAAACTTCTTTTGTGCCAGTGTCGGCTTCTTTCCATTCTTCACTTATCCACCTCCGCAATCTTTACCACTACACCATGCCTTTCACTCTCTGTAACCTTAAACCGGAATCCATTATCTTCTGCCTCTTCCTTCTTTCCAGCAAGGTACATTCCAGCTCGTAGCAATGCTGCATAATCTGTCAGTGTGGTGTAATTCCTCACCGTAATCTTTCCCGGCACCTCATCACCTCCCGACCTCAACTGTGTGTTGCATTGAAATTTTCCATCGCCCATCGGTTTCCGGTGGATTGTACCAACCTTCTTGTGCGTTCTGCCGGATCAATTCTCTTTCTGTCATTCATCCCCGGTATACTCTCAATAGCTTCTCTCATACCGCAATCCGGGCAGATATCCGTTTTATTATCCACCCTCGACAATGCCGGACGTCCAGTGTATGGTTTCCGGCACTTAGGACATACCACCATGCCTGAATCCTCCTTTTATTCAGTTTTGCCTCACTCTGCATTTCATGGGCTTGTGACCATCACCATTCAGTGGCTGCATTAAGGCTGGGGCATAAGCCCCGGCACATTGTTATCTATCCGGAAACGTGAATTTGCATTCGCATACCGGATGCCTAATGATCAGCGTTTTCTTTTTCAATCCCTCACGGTACCCTTTCATGTATGAGTAATAGTTACTCCTCTGGATACGCTGATTCCATCCTATTAACCATCCTGATATTGCAGATACTGCAACAATCAGCAGTACCAGTACCACCCCGGCTATTCCAGTATGCAAGCCGAATACAATCATAAACATAAGTGCCATCAAGATTGCACCAGCAGCTACACCGACCAAAATTGCGGTACTTCTTTCTTTAGGGTTCTTCATTTTGCATTTACCTCCGTTTTCTCTTACTTCTTGTCCTTTTTATTCCCGATATATGCCAGTACAATCAGCGTCAGGCATATCACAGTCACGATATAACACTTTTCCATGTCCTGCCCTCCTATATGAAGCGGATTCCCATTGTATTTGCCATTTTTTCCAGCCCCTCAAAGGAAATATCCTCGTTGTTGACTGCGTTATTGAACACACTCACCATTCCACGAATTCCCCATTTGCTGTGGCTGATGCTCAGAAGGTAGTCAATCTCTTTCTGCATTCCCTTCTCTTCCAACACCGGGAAGAATTTGACAACGTCTTCTCTCTGGATATCCGATGTGCGGTACCTTCCATGGAGCTTCGTGCGGTTGAACTGCTGGGCGAAAATTGCTTCCTGCTTTCCGAGCATCTTATTGTAGACTTCCACATTTCCGATGAGTACGATTCCAATACCCGGCTTTCCGGTAAATATATCTTCATCTACCCACCCTCTGATTTCTTCCAGAGTGAGGAATTTAAGATTCTGTGCTTCATCGATAATGATAACCTTATCAGTCTCTCTGAGCTTCTCCTGAATGGATACCGATAAATCCTCGGTGCGCTGGTTTTCAGGGAGTTTTAATGTCTTTGCAATCATCTTTAAAAGGCTTCTTGTTGAGCCGGTACTCGGTGTTGCTTTCACATAAACTGTTGTTGAAGGATTGTCCTGCAGGAACTTGGCTGCTGCTTTCGTCTTTCCGATCCCGGCATCCCCATCAATAACTACAATTCCCTTCTCCAGCTGGCAGTACCGGATCAGCTTGTACGCTTCCTCGGAAATGGTTGTCGGTATGTACCCGGCTGAAGTCTTGGTTCTGAAAGGTTCCGCTTTCTGCGCATTCTGTGTTTTCTCTTCCTGAATCTGAAAGAACTCCTTCAGCTTATTTTCCACCGCTTCAATATCGCCCTTATCGTACATACTTCTGCGGTACTGGCTGAGTGCTGCCTGACTGATTCCAAGAATCGGGGCTGCCTTTGCCTGACTCAAATTTTCGTCCTTCAGGAACTTCTCTAATCTCTCCTGAAGCTTTGTGTTGTACTGTTTACTCATCATTTACCTCCTCGCCTTATGGCTGCATTTCTATTCATTACATCAAGGTCTGCACCGCCAACCACTTTCTTGAATACTGGTTCTTCGTCTGCCCTCTGAACCTCAAGCAGGGATGGATTCGGTTTGCCCTGATAGTTCGCTTTGTTTCGCTCGGCTTGCTTAAGCACAAGCTCCATTGCAGTAATCTTGTCCACATCTGCCAGAATAGCGTTTTCCTTGTATTCCCTTGCGATACGCTCCAGCCTTCTGGTCTTCGCCATCGCTGCCTTGACATCATCCTTGCTGGCATTGTAGGAAAGAACTGCGGTATTGTCTGCAGGTACTGACATAATGTAACGGTCTTCCAGATCGTAAATTCTGACCTCGCTTAAATTCTCCGGATCATAACGGAAGTAAACTTTCTTTCCGAGCATCAGATGTACAAAATCATCATTCCAGAAGTCGATGCGTCCACCTCCAATATCCAAGTGAACTCCTCGCCTTGTAACCTGCTGCGGTCTAGTGCTTCTCATCAGCATGAGATTAAGCTCCTCAGCCGATGCCACACGTTTCCGTTTCAGATGCTCGTTGAAAACATCCATCTTGCATTTTCCCTTGTCGGCTTCCACAGCTCCGTTGTAGGCTTCCATGTTGAAATACCACTCCAGAACCGCTGTCACATACTCCTCAAATTCCTCATCCGTATAAATCTGGTCTTTCTTCAGTACGAATTTCAATCGCTCCGGCTTCTCCACCACACTTCCTCCGGTGTAGGTATTAAAAAGCCTTGAAAGGTCATTTTTAACATCCTCAAACCGTCTCTCGATGATTTTTGCCTTCGCATTCCGGACAATCGCATTTGTCATGTTAATGCCAAGTCTCTTGAATACTCCCGGTGGCTCAAATTTCTCCTCACCATCCTTTGGTTTCTTCTTACGGTGTCCCAAGCCTCCGATATCGAAGGTCAGGAACTCTCGACCATTATCCACGTAGATGTTATCCGGTATGCCATATTTGAGGATTCCCTTCCGCAGTGCTATCAGTGTAGCCTCGGAGCAGGGATTGTATGTAATATGGAATCCGGTAAAAATACCGCTTCGTGCATCCAGAAATGCTGTCAAATAAGGTCTGTGGATGTTTCCATTCTTGTCCTTTACCATGACATCAAAGGTATGGTTATCAGCAATCCACCACTCATTGCTTTCGATATCCTCATAAATTCTGCGGATAAACGGAGCGCAGCGGTCATTGTAGGCTTTATGTCCCTCACGTCCCAGCACCTTGACACCTTCCGGCACCTCGTTGTTGAGTCTGCGGTAAAAAGCGGAATAGCTTGGAATGTCGGTGTATAAATCCGGTCTTTTTTCCTGAGCCCACATCTTGGTGTAGTCCAGGCACTTCTGGATCGGATGCTGGCTCTCATCAAGGTAGAAATACAGAAACGCTTGCCATATCGTATCATCAATGCTGCTGGTTCCCTTTTTCCATTTACCCCTCTTGTCAATGAGACCGTCTAAATCATTTTCCTTAACCGCTTTCCACTTCCGGTACAGGATGTCAACAGAAATCTCTTTGTCCGGATATTCCAGTCCGCATAAAGCAACGAATTTCTTATCAACATCTGCTTTGCAGGTAACTCCCGGCTTCATCCGGTACTGCTGCCACTGCTCCACAAGGCTGATCCAAAAATCAATCTCCTGCCTTTCGCTTTCTGAGAAATGGTCTACCGCCTTTTTATCCGTTACCGGCTCCGGAGTGCTTATCTCCTCCGGTGGGTTCTCCAGATTCATCTGATACCATTTCTGCTGTAGTTCCTCGTCCAGAGCCTCCAGCGGTACCAGATAGGTCTTTCTGTTTTTATCATTCAGGATTTCCTGCGCCTGAAGTTTACCTTCTTTAATTATCCTTTGAACATACTGATAACTGCATCCTTTGACCTCTGCCACCTGCTTTGCGGTAAGCATCTGTCCCATCACATCACCACCTTACAGCCTGTCATCATCAGATGCAGGAGGCTATCCCTGCATGACCGGCTTCCGCCGGTTTCGACTGTTCGCTTTTCAATTTCTCTGGTATAATCTCCGTAGGAAGGAGGTGTTTACCATGACTGATATTGAAGCATTGAAGGAATCCGTTTCAGAAAAACTCTATGCCCAAGAACCCCTTGCTCAGGCTATATTGTCATATCTGAACAATTCAGATCCTGCTGCCCATCAAGCAATACTAAATCGCTTTGATGAAATCGTATCTGCACGTATTGATTGCCTCATTCAAGAAGCCCTCGAAAACGAAGCAAATACTGAAAAATGCAGGAAGTGATTTATTTTCGGAATATATGGAGTGGAGTTCCTGCTTCCGTGTACACCCTAATGAACCAAGGTGTACACTCCGCAATTACTGTTTTTCCAAGATTGAGATGTACAAAATCTGCATCCCAGTACTCCACTCCATCAATTCTGATTCCTCTGCGAGTTACTCGCTGCCTTGAAAACGCTGTTTCCATTTGAAAGAGCTTCACACGCTTCACTCTCATCAGCCAATCGCTCTCATCCTCGGTGCATAATCCGTAATACTCATCCGTTCTGGTAAAGTGATATTCCACTCCGTAAAAGTGTTTGATCGCCATCCGGTACACTTCCCACTGTGCCTGACACCATGCCAGCGTTCTCAGTACTTCCTTATCCTCTCTATTTCTGCTCAGTGCATCATCCCATGCGGTAATTGTGTTTTCCAGTTCCCCTCCGAACTCCGTTTTCAAAAACTGCTCTTTATTCATTTTCATACGCTCCTCCTTAAATGGCTTTTAAAAACTCTTTAAAATCATCCACATCTCCATCCAGTTCCTCAATAATAGGAATGATGTATTTGTTTCCGGACTGCTTTCCGTGTGTTGCTTCGCTAATTCTTGCGTGTGGGATGCCCATCTGCCTTGCCAGCTCGTTCTGGGAGATCTCTTTCTCCACCAACCGTATTTTTACCCACCGTCTGAATTCAGCGAGATTACTTATTCTGTTATTTTTCAACTTCCACTCGCCCTCCTTTAGCGTTATCCGTTATATTCTTCTGTACCAGTGTTACAAAATAACCTATTCAGTTATCGTTTTTCGTGATATAATGGCTTTTGTATTATTGGTACATTTTGATTATAGTGCGATATTTTCGCATTGTCAATATAATATTGCGAAATATACGCATTATTTTCAAGGAGGTTATTATGCCTGATTTGTATGGGAGAATATTGGAGCAAACAGAGCGTTTAGGTATTACTGGTAAAGAATTAGGAGAATTACTTGGCTTGAAAAAAAGCCCTTTAACAGACTGGAAAAATCACAAGTCTAATCCTACGTTGGAGCAGCTTGCTAAAATGTGCGAAATTTTCGCAATCTCTTCTGACTACCTACTATTCGGAGTCGCTAACATTTTATCACCGGATCATCAAGAACTTATTGACACTTATGACAAGTTAGATCGCCGAGGGCAGCATCGTGTCCACACTATCATCTATGAAGAAATAGATCGGATGAATGGTACACCGGAAGCGTCTGCTTCCAGAAGCGTCATATAAAAAGAAATGGAAATGTATTATATATTGACCCTTCCTCTTTTGCGTGATATATTTTAATTGCATTTACCACTGTGCTTTAAGGCATAATAAAAAGAGCAGTTTCGGACGTTCTGCCACGCTCCCGATTCTGCTCTTTTTGGGTTGGTATTATGGTTGGTATTCAATCTCCTTTTAAAATCTTATTCAATATGGCTCTTTGAACGTACCTTTTAAAACCTTTTTGAAAGGCTAAAAATCCAACAAAATCAATACTTTCAAGCACTTTCTCAAACTACTTTTAAACGGTTTTTGAACGATTTAAAACCCATACTTTTTACCAATATCATCTCTGACATTTACTCCTCTTTCTCTTTTCAAGTTGGCATTTACAAATTCCGTATTTTTTAAAGGCATTTCCTACCTTTTAAGCCTAAAAAAGCCCCATTTCATGGGATTTCTCGCCATGTAAGGGACTTTAAGGGTTTTTAAGGGTTCTCAGGTTGGTATTACCCTTGATTTATACGGAAACTCACAACCATGCCATTTCTGACTGGTGGTTACATTTTAAGCATTTTCCGGATCAGTTCCAGATCGGTCACTTCAAGGGTTACAGTTCCATTTACAGGATCTGTATCTTCAAATCGGAGTCCCGAAAAAATAAGCCTCTCACAAGAGCGCTCACCCTGCACATCCCCGACTGCTTCATATACTTTTCCAGTATTAAACTCATTATCTGTCTGATATTCAATATCCTGGCATAAAATAAATGATGCATAGATTTTCTTTTCACCTTTGCACATTCTGCCGAGGACAGGCGTCATGCTCTGATGTTCTATGATCTCGATTTTACCAGTAAACTGTGCAAGCGGGAGTCGTCTACCTGCTGTGATCACGGTTAGTGATGCGTTTTGGATGTCCAATGTTTTTATCAGTGTTTTCATTTTATTACCTCCAGTCGCATTTGTTACAATCCCGGAATTGTCTCTTTTAATGTTTTCAGGAATTCCTTCGCCCTGCTCATAGCTGAGTTGTTTTGAAGGAAATCAATTCCCAATGGTGTGATCATAAAGTCCATATTCAGCTTGATTCCCGGTGTGTTTCTTCCTGTCATGCGAATTAATGAAACACCCTCGATATATCCATCCTCATAAAGATGCCTTATGATGTATTCCCAGTAATTCTTGCTGATATCTAAAGCATCTGCACGAATGATATTAAAATCCGGCTGTTCCCCAGCCTTTAAGCACGCATACAAATATGCCATGATTCTGTATGCGATTACAAAATAATCATCTTTTGCCATTGCATTGCTCCTTTTAACGTTCAATCTGTTTTTTTCTCAAAATATGGACATTTTTTATTTTTTCCATTCCATATTTCCGGTGGTATTCCGTTTTTCTTTGGATATGCTTTGCACGAATACGGAACTCCATCAAACTTAATTTTATTACAGTCTTGGCAAATAGGAAATAAAGTTTTCAATTGATATCTATCTATTTCTTGTAACATTCGATTCATCTCCTCTCGAATCTAGGCTTTACTCCATATAATTTGTATAATTCATTCCAAATTTCTTCGCCCAGTTTTACAAGCACTTCCCGTTCATTATACCCATTGTAATATCGTTCAATTATTTTAGGTTTTAACTGATATAACAGTCTGTTATAATCGTCACTAAATTGATCCATTGGCGGAAGGTACTGCATATTTTCATTATATTCTAACACATATGTACCATTTTTCCCACAGGTTCTAAAACTTCTGGCTTTATGATCAACTAACAGATATAGATCTTCCGGCGATGGTGGTGTACTCAAAGGATGATTGTGAGTAACATCGTTTCCTTTCATCAACTTTAACTGATGCTTTGTAAATTTTATAGTGTCTTCATTACCAAGCTGGCAGTTGATTGCTTTTCCTTTGTCAAATATAACAGCTGTTTCATAATCATTCTGAATTATTTCCTGTTCGACTGTTTTTAAGTCTTTTCCTTTAAATTCGTAATACCTTGGATCTGCTTTATTATTATTTGTAATAAGACCAAGTCTATCTCTTGCTTCTGTGTCGCCATCCACAAATGACTTCTTCCACTCCTCATACGTCGTATCTGCCGGCACATAGTAGATCTTGCCATCCTCTCCTCTCGCCGCACGTTCTCCCACCCTGTCAAATTCATCTCCAAAATATGGACATGTGCATCCGCGGCAGTTCGGATGGAACGGCGGTGCAGTCACTCCGATCTGAAACTCCGACATAGGAAAATGCTTACCATCCATAGAACCGCAAAATTCACATGTATGGCTGTCAAATGTCTCCACAACCTCAAACTGCTCTACATCAAGCTCTTTCATGCAGTCCTGCCTTGCCTTATTTGCAAATGCAGCAGATTCCGTCATGACCACTCTGCCCGCCTGTGCTCTGGATACTTTCATCTGCTTTGATATCTCTGCTATTGCCCGATCCGGCGCTTCCCCGGTAATGCACATATGCGACAGGCTGTTGTGTAAATTATTGATCAGCTTTGTCTTGTTCTCCCACAGGCGGTCTGAAAAGTTCTTTCCATCTACCGCCCACGGTTTGCACACGATCATCTCGACAGTTCGTGGATCCAGCCGGTTAATCGTTGTACCCACACCGACGCCTTTTTGAATTTCATATGCTGTGTGATAGAAATCAGAGGTATATGTATTCCTGATATGCTGGTCTATCTCGTCAACACAGTTTCCATACAGTTTTTCTGCCTCCTGCTGTATTTCAATCTTTAAGGCTTCCAGCCTGCCGATATGCACCCTCGCAGACGCGTTTTCAAGTTCTTTTTCCCACGCTCCGTTGATCTTGTTTTCTTTGCCATATTTGATGTAATCATCCACATTCCACTGGAATTCCTTCAATTCTTGCGCATTAAGCAGTTTTTTTGCTTCCTGCATGGAAATACCGTTGTTATCTGCCAGGCGTTGATACCATGCATTGATCTTTCCGTTGATTGCAGTAATGGACCGGTCAAATTGTTCCTGGATCTCCTGCACTTTCTGAACGAAGGTATCATGCTGTGCATCTTCCATCTGTTTAAAACGCTCCTGCCAGTATTCACTTGTCTGTTCAGCCATGCAATCACCTCATTTCACAAAATCCCAAGTTTCTCGTATACGTCTGCGATTTTCGGAAACTGATTTGCAATCCAATCAACCATTGTTTCCTCGTGTCCCATACGCGGAACGTGCTCAAAGTTATCTTTCAAGCCGCTTTCATTCAAAAACGCATGAATAATTTCATGGCGCAGACTACTCTTGAAATAAACATCCTTTTCCTCTTCGTTATTAAAGTGAAAATGTTCTTCATCATCCAAATCTGCAATAACAATCAGTGGAAGGTCGCAACAACAATAACCAGCCCATGAATTTTTACTTAATTCACTGTCCTCTGACCACTTATGTATCTCTATCCGATACTCCGTTCCCAGAATCATCACTGTCCGTCCCACTGCCTGTCTCCTTTCCCTTTGCATTAAAAGCACCAACGTAAGTATCTGCTTTCTCCTGCGCTTCTTTCTCTTCTTTTTCTAACTGTTTTATTTCCGCATCTGCATCTTCTACAAGCGGATGTGCTTTCAGAATCGTTTTTTTACTGACGATACCCACCGAATCCTTGCAGATCTGTGCCTGCTCCGTATCATTCTTGATACAGGTACGGGTCCATGTCTGTATAATAGTGTCGCACTGGATGCCAAGGCTCCTGCAGATTGCCCGGACAAGGCGCGCAAAACCAAGTTTAAATTCTGTCTCCATTAGTCCGGTTTTCATCTCCAGAAGTGAATACATGAATTTCAGTGCTTCGCCCGACTGGTTTCCGAAGTTCTCCGGCTGTGGATCAAATCCCTGCCCCTGTTCAAAGATTGCCTTTCTAGTGACTTCTAACGCACTGTTTCTGGCTTCAATTGGAATCTCAATATTGAGAGTTGACACTGCACCGCCCTCATCCCCATCTACCTTGATGGTCTTGTATTTTTTCAAATCAGAAAGAAAACTGTTCAGATCCTCGCCGCCGTATCCGGATAACACAAAGATCAATTCCTGTATATCATCCAAATCATTAATAAAACCGCTGTAGACCTTGTCATATACGTCTATCAGCGGCTTAATGTTTCGCAGATCATCTGTATGTATATTGTTGTTGTAAAATGGAATAAATGGCACTTCCTCAAAATCATGGCGATAATCGGCGGTCATGTCACTGGTAGCAGGATCAACAAACATTTCATAGTATGTCAGCAGATCAAGTGTCTCTCCCGCCCTTCGCCGGAATGCCTGGCACTCTGTATTCGTCCAGTATTCATACACGGTATAATTGTCTCCAGTTGCATCGTCGATGTCCGGATATACCCGCATTGCTCCGATCAGCCTACGCTTTAAACTCCGGTCAAATACCGGGATGACCTGTTCTGATGGAACAACTGCCCATTCAAAACCACTATCGCCCTGCCAGTAATGCACCCAGCCGATTGAGGTATTGGCAGCATTTACACATAGCTCCATGCAGTTTTTCGCATATTCATCCCCCAGAGCCTTTGTGATTTGTTTATTTGCGGCAGTATTTCCAACATCAAACAGCGGCGGTGCAGTAAACGCATAGGATGCTTTCTGGTTCACGATCAGACCATGAAAGTTCCGAGGAATCCGGTTGTCTGCGTTGCGCAGTGGATTGTCCGGTTCTTCTTTTTCCTTGTCTTTTGGTTTGTCCCGGAACAGGATATCAGTCTCGTTGCGATAATACCGCTCTGCCACTGCTGCACGCGTCACAAACGCGGCGTGACCGGGTTCATATTTTTTTATCAGTTGTTTCATTGTTTTAATGTCCATTTAATTTCTCCCACAAAAAGTGACAGGCTTTTATCAGCCTGTCACTTTTTCGTTGTCACGGTCATATGCCTTTTTCTCAACATCATATGTAGCGTAATAGAACGGTTGTTTATTATTTTTATAAATGTATGCTTTCATATAATACCAAATGCAACCAATATATATACGCCCCACAAAGAAATCATGCTTACCGGTATTACAATATCAATCTTCCTCCTGGTTTCTCTCCAGTTACCAAATGGTCTTTCTCTACTTATTTCTCTTGAAAGATATTCATTTACCTTTTGTCTTATTTTTTTATTCTTACAATAAATCAATTCTGTTAATGGTTCACTATTCTCTTTTTCTACAAAATCGCCATTAACATCAAATCTATCACCAAGACAATACTTGTGGAAATCTACAAGTAAAAAACGATAATATATCACCGGCAACCATACATATATAATCTGAAAAACTGCAATTACAGCAATTAATATCGTTGCAATTTTACTTTTATCAATAATAATCGCTCCAACAGCAAGCATTATTGACTGTGAAGATAAGAAATTGCTTCTGTATGCTTGTAAATTTGCCTCATAAGTAGACCAACTATTATCACCCATATCTATTTCCTCCATTCGTATTATATAATGAATAAAGGTTTTTTTCAACTTTTGACGCACCGCCGCTCAATATGTGCCGCCTGCAGATTTTACCAAATTTAATCCAATTTCCTTGGTTAAACCTTGTGTAACCGTCCGTTTTTCATTTATCCCTCATTTCAAAATACTTACGCCGCCGCGATTTTCATCCGTGTAAATTGCATACCGGATTGCATCCTGTACATCATCAAACTGTTTTACCGGCTCCCCAGTCTTTTCATTCCAAACATACATATAGATTTCATCCCGGAACCGATCAACATCATCCACAATCCGTAATTTGTTCTGCTTATACAATTGCGCCACACGCTCGATGCCACTCAGTACAGCTTTATTGGCATTAACCGCACGCAAACCGTTTTTCTTGAACTTCTTTACATATTCCGGACGGGCAGAATCACAATAGAATGTAATATTTCCGTACTCGGCTTTGATTGCCTGCGCTTGCTCTAACCAGAAATCTATTTCCTCAAACTGACGAGCAACTTCTCTGATTAAATAATAACTGCCCTGATCATCTTTTCCGATCAGCACTATTGCCCCGAAATGTTCATATCCCCAGTCAACCCCTGCAATATACTTGACAAAGTTGATCTTTTGTAGTTCTGCTCTGCTGATATAATGGATCTTTGCATTGAAGTCCCGATACACGGCACCCTCGCCCATTACCCACATTCCCTCAATATTGCGATCATAGAACATTCCAGACGGTGTTGTTTCTTTCATGTTCTGTTTATAGCGCTCTGATAAGAAAGTGTTATCATCCAGCCGATATTGAACTGCCTTGATTGTTTTGCCATCTGCCTTATCAATGAAATCTTTTTTTAGCCAGTGTTCGGGGTTGTCTGGGTTGGTATCGATCAGCATCCTTGCACCATTGCCGGAACATCTGGACTTGATCTCATCAAACACTTCCTGCTTTGCCATCGTACCTTCATTGATGTACGCACCATATGCTGTCATTCCTCGGATGCGACCCAGATCATTGATCTTGGAGTGCCCGAAGCAGCATACCTGCACCCCAAACAGCTTGAAACGGTTGAATTTATCAAAATGAAACTCAATGCCATATTTGTTTGAAAGTTCAATCAGCACATTTCGGTTGAGCGCTCCAAGATCAGCACCTGCCAGTATATATTGTGGATTCTCCACCCCCTGCACGGCCGCTATTTTTTTAATCCGGCGAAGTTCATACAAGAACAGATCATTATCTAAGACTGTCTTACCGGTACGCTTTGCACCGTGATTAATCAGCATGAAATAATCATTGTTTACGGCAAAGCGGAATGTATCAAGCTGTTTTGGTGTATACAAATCACTCAGCATCCCTCAATGCACCCTCTATCTGTTCAAATAATTGATCCAGTTTGTTCTCCCGATCATCTTTGCCGGCATCTGCTCTCGATTTCAATAATGCAATCTCTGCCCTCTGTTTCTCTGTAGCAAGATCCATATGATCTGATAGCCACTGCAATGCTTTCATCCGGTCGGCAAGCTTTACTTTTATGCCATCCTTACCTTTTGAGACTTCGGAAATGATTGTTCCGTCCACGTCTGCATCATTCTTGATGTTGACATGACTTACCGTGATGGTCTTTCGCTCTCCCGTATCCAGGATCACATCCACATCTTCATTCCCAAATTCCATAAAGTTTGTCACGTCAGCAAAGGCAATATCCATGTACTTCTGGAAAATGTCAGACTCACTTAGGAACTCCCTGTTGAGTCGATCCTGCTTTAACCGCAAGATTTCATCTTTTATCCTAGCATTTCCTAGCATTCGCGAACCATTCACCAGAGCCGTTGCATAATCGCAGCCATATGCTTTTTTATATGCTTTTGTAGCATTGAAGCAGCGAATGTAATGTATACAAAAAAGCTGTTGCTTATCGGTCAAGTCAGTATTCTGTATTACCTGCTTGACCTCATCAGCTACAGCCTTTTTCGTAACGCTCTTTTTACTTTCCGAACGTTCGCTTTTCTTTTCCGAACGCTCGCTTTGATGTTTGCCATCCCAATGGTATGTACTTTTCCATCTTCGGACTGTACCGGCTGGGACTTTTAACTGATCTGCAATCTCGACCAGCCTCATCCCATCCTTATACAGCTTCCGGGCTTTCTCTGCCTTTTCGTTCGGACTTCTTGCCACTGCTTCCACCTTCCTGTTTCTTCTTTTCCCTACACTCTTTCATAACATGCGCAATCGCCTGTTCGGCTGTTGGATCACTGTATCTTTCTTTGTTCATCCTGTCACTCCATTCATAAGGAGGTCGCGGCTCCCCTGGATTTCATGGAGCCGCTTAAGTTGTGAAATCAAAAAAAGATGGCGATCATGTTTCTTACATAATCGCCATCTTTTTAGGGAATGATTGATTCAGTACTTCGACTGACGCTTTTCGCATTTTAAATATTACCACAGAAAAACCGCCAAAACCGCCGTTTTGAAAATTTCTTTTATTTTTTTTCCAAAAACCTGTCATGCTTCTGACGGCAGCTACTATCTGTATATTTCTTTCTACTACTACCACTATACAGTTCATTCATCCTGTGTGCCACCTGTATCCAGTTCAGATTGTCGATATAATACAGGCTCAGTATATTCCTTATCTCGATATCGTCAATCCCTGCTATGTATTCCTCTGCCTCCGTTGTCTGCTCTAAGAGTCTGTCATATTCTTTTTTTAGTGTCTGCTCTCTTTTATTTAGTAGTCTACGCAGCCTGTCTTCCTCTGCATAAGATGTCCCCCGTACAAGAACGGTGCCGAGTGATTTCTTGCCTCGTTTCCCACAGGCTACGACATCCGCTGCAATATTCCCTTCGCGGATTAATTTGTCGCGTCTCTTATCTATCCTGTCAATGTATTCCTGTAAGTATTTGATCCTTGCCCGGCTGTTACAAATCTGTTCCAGTATTTCTTTTTCCACTTTAGCCCTCCGTCCTTGTACTGCTACATGTGATCTGTCAGCATTTATGTTTGTTTGTGTATCCCAATTTCTTTAATCTTACCATGAATGTTATTGTTACTTGCACTGGCCAAACCTGCCCGTATCTCTTTTTTATCTGTGCCGTGATCTCTTCCGGCGTCAACTGCTGCTTGGACTCCTTCATGATTTCTAATACTTTTTTCTCCTGATCTGATAAATTTTGCATGTTATTTTCTCCTTTATAATTATATTTGTAATTTCTGTATAATTATAATTTACATGTGTAATGTTGTCTACTGCTGCACAGTCAAGAGTCTGTTCAATGGTGTTTCAGTGTACCTTTCTTTAAATGTAACTGGCTCTGATTTGCACAAGCAATCGCATTCTAATTTTTCGATTGTGCATCTTTTTTCACATTGTTTATCACAATCATGGCAACATAATTTTGTACCGCATTCCGTTATTTCATATTCAGAACAAAACATGTATCTTCCTCCGTAAAATTCTGCTTTAAACCCACATCATCATTGATATTGTCATTAATATGCCCCAGTAAACAATGCCGCACAAATCTTTCTTTTCTTTTGCTTCATCCATTTCTTTGAATATTGAAAGTATAATCATAAATGCGATTACTTTAAAAATCATTTTGTCAGCACCTTTCTTCTTCCACTTCTACGACTAACAATTTCTAATGTGTCCCTGCTCTCCGATATTACCATCCAGTGATCCGGTACCAGGTTGTTATTTGATATAATTTCTTTTTGTGCTCTTGTTGGTTTGCTTGGCTGTTTCATGTTCTATGACCTCCCTTATCTGTCATGTTTACTTTCTTAATCCCCCTATTACTGCCTGGAATACTGTTTTTCCATCTATTATTCCGCAACTTGCGTCTAATATCACTCCATCTGTAAGGTTAATCCATTCTTCAACTTTACGGTTGAATAATCCTTTATCGGTTTCACAAATCGCTTTTACATATCCGTACCTCTCTGCTTTTTTACAACTCATTGTATCTCTTTCCTTTGGCACATTCTTTGTTGCAGGCATTGATTTCTCAATCATTTCATCCCCTCCGTCATCCTTCACGATCTCTATTGCATCTATCAAAGTCTCTATTATGTATCCATATTTCAAATAATCCTTATCTTTAAGGTCACGCAGCCTTCGATAAGTAGATTTCATATCCTCCAACTGCTCCACAACCTTGTCCGGGTCATAGGCGGTCGGCTGTGCATCCACAAAATCAAGAATTGCTTTCATTTGGCTGTTGTTATACTGTCTACCGTTAAAAACCAAGTTATCAGCATCAATCAATCTCATCGTTTTCCCTCCTGTTCCATGCTTCTACAAATTCACCCCAGTCATAAGTACCAGTGCAAAACTCCAAGCCACATTTGCAATGAATGTTAATAGGGTCGCCACCACTATCTGGGTCAATAAATGTCGGGTGTCAATCCATACTTGGCTCATACACATCTTTTTCAATATCTATACTGTGTCCGCAAAACGGGCATGGCTTAAGTTCTTCATTCATTCTTCGTTTTCCTCCCATTTCTCACATGTATCATCCAGTCTCCGAAAATCTGCACAATGTTCACTGTCTCCATTGCAACAAACGCCCTCATATTCAGCGTAGTATTTACATGTACTGCAATATTTTTTTGTTATTGATTCATTCTCCGTCATGACTCTATCTTTCATTTCTGCCAATTCCTCCTGACTGAATTTTGTGTAACCGATTCCACAATTTGTAAATCCTCCCGCTCTATACGCTATGGTTCTCGGCATCTTGCACCTCCAACAGTTCCGGATTGTCAAATCTGTTACCATTAACTTCAATTGTGCTTCCATAGCATTCTTTAAACTCAGATTTATGACCGTCTGCATCTTCAACATTCCAACACATATCCTCTTGATTCCAGATAATCTCGTAAAAAGCTCTTTCGTCAGAATCCCATACTATATCATGTTCAAACACCAGCTTTTTGTTCTTATCAGGCATTGCGGTGCACTGGCAGATGGTAGATGGATCAACGGCATAAAATTCAACATCCGCATCTTCATACGCTTCAATTTCTCTGATCTCTCCGTCTGTGTCATAACTTGGCAATCCGTATACCCATATTCCATTATCAATCCGCTTTGCGCGGTATAAAAATCTATTCTCCATCGCGTTCCACCTTTTTCCCTTTACAAACTCCTCTGTGTTCATGCACGGAAAATGAAATACTTCCGGTCTGCTTCATGTAAGTCAATTTTTCTCCGGTCAACTCGCATTTGTGTTTACGTTCGTTCAAATACTGACATCTTCCATCACAATACATCGCTTTCCCCCTCCATTTCTTTCAGCTTGGCTTCGGCTTCCTCTCTGGTAAGGAATATCCTTTCGCCAATGTCGCACGGTAAATAGCAACTCTCACCAATATCAGCGTCATTTATAACATCAATTCTCATAATAGTTCTGTCTTTATGAATCTGCTTGATATATAACTGGATAACGCGCATCATAATAACTGGCTCTTTCGCTCCTTTATTTACCCGATACAAAGTATCTCCAACCTTGCACGGCAACCGCAGAAGTAATCCCTGCTCTTCGGCTTGCTCTCTATTTGCAAGTCTTTCCGCAATCTCTTCCAGGGCTTTGTATCTTCCATCTTTCGCAAGCTGGGTAATGGTAATTCCCTCATCATCCGGTAAATCTGCTGGATGAAATAAAACTTCTCCATTCTCTGCCACATATGTTAATCTCTCCATGCTATCCCTCACTTTCTGCCTTAAGCCATTGTTCCACCTCTGTAACAGAACACATTGCTACGCCGCCCTCAATGGTCTTTACGCTACCCTGCTCATATGTTTCGATTGAGCAAAGGAAATCTAAAAGTTCTTCATCCGTCATGCTCCGGATCCGGTCTGCATTGGTCTGCGGTCTGCATTCTTTCACAATCTCAAAGCACTCATCCTTCCAAGCTAAAACATTTTCTAGCTTATAGGAACTGTAGCCAACATGATAATAGTCCTCTCCGATTTCCTTGTACTTGATTTCGTAATATGGCTTTTTTTCTATCATTGTTACGATAATATCTAAGCAGGAAACTTTAATGCGTTCCGTTTTGCTATCCCGTGCCGCAGTTCTTATACACTCAATCATGACTTTCCTCGCTTTCTGCCAGCTTGGCATACATCCAACTAGATACAATTTCTCCGCTCCATGACGTTGCGCCGTTCGCCCAAGTGTACACCATTCCGTTTTCATATTTTGCAAAATATCTCTTTTCCCATTCTGACTCAGCAGCATCTTTTCGATCTGTTACCAACACTGGTGTATCGACCGGAACTTTACTCCAATCAACCGGCGGTTCAATCGGTTCAATCGGTTCGACATATTCGCTGTTCGCCCATTTTCTCGTCTTTATATCACAATCTCTTATTGTGCCGCCATTAAAATTACACTCGTTGCACTGTGTTTTTCTGCAATTTTCCAGCTTTCCATTAACGACGGCAATGTTCCCCCCATTGCACGCGATTTCAATAATCTCTTTTGCATACTTCTCTCTATTCAGCATCTTTCTTCTCCTTCCCATACCGCAACTGATACGGCACTTCTCTGAATCTTTTCAGTGCATCCGGATCTGGATGCTTTGGTAACTTGTCTGACGATTTGCCATCTCTTTAACCGCTCTGTTGCGTTCTTTATTATCTCTATGCATTGGATTCCTCCTAAACGCCCGTAACTTCCCGTATTTTCTCCGTCAGTTCTGTCTCTTTCCCGCCGTTTAAAATCTTGATCTCTTCTGCGGCACCTTTCAGCATTTTTTTCATGTGTTCGATATTGTCCCTCTTATGGCTTGCCTTGACCGCTTTTTCGTCGATTACTGCCGCAATCGTCGGTGTCTCTTTAAAAGCACTCCTGTATGACTTTACAATCTCCTCGATACATGACGTCGGCGTGTCTGCTTTCTCCAGCGTCTCTTCCAGGATTCCAAGTGTTAATTCCTGCTGTTCTGTGCGTTCCAGTTCTTTCTTTGCTTCCTCTTCCAGCTTTTCATCCAGAATGCGGTGGAAATCTTCATACATCTCGATTCCTTCATCACTGTCTCCAAGCACTTCCGTGATGACTGTTTTTAATATCTCCCTCTGCTCTGTCGCTGTTGTCTGCATGACGCATCCTAATCCCTGTGCAAGTTCCCAGTGCGGCGCTTTCGTGTCTCTCGTATAAAAGAGCATTGCGTCCCTGTCTTCCTTGCGGTCTGTAAATGCCGGAAATATAAATCCTGTATCTGGTGTTCCAACTACTGCATCCCTGATCCTGTTTATGATCCTGTTCTCCTCCTCGCTGTATGCCAGTCCTGGAGCTGTCAGATTTACCGGGCAGATTGTACAAAGCAGATATTCGTATACATCCTCTGACTCGTCTATCTTGTTATTATCTGAGGTATATGTAATAACGTCATAAGCATCACGGTAAAGCAGGATCAGATAGTTTCCGACATGGTCATAATTATCAATCACTCTGTCATAAAATGCTTCCAGCAGATTCTCGTCTTTTAAACCGCTGTCTCTTATCGCAAGCAGGAACTGCTGCATGTCGTTTTCTTCCTTTGCCTCCTCTGAAAGTTCCAGATTCAGCATGTTATCTTTCAGTTTTCCCTTAAAGATTCCTTTTGCAATATCCAAGTATTTATAAAATTCTTCATCCGGAAGATTCAAAAATGTCTCTCCGAATGTGGTTACGATATTTTTATCTGCATCCACATAGCACCCGCAAATACGGGAAAAGGTGCAGTTATTCTTTGCCAACCTTCTTTTTAATTCCAAGATATCTTTCTTTTTCATTTTGTCGTCCTTTCTGCCATTGCTACATACTTCCCGTAACTCATCCCGGCTTCTCTTGCTTTTTCTAATACGCTGCTTATATCGCTGTTATTGTGTGTCTGGTTTCTTCTTTCCTCGTGAATTTTTCTATTACGTTCATTTCTACACTGTTTTCCACAAGTCAGCGCGGCAGCTGCTATTGTTTCAAATTCTTTTCCACAAATTATGCACTGCTTCTTGTATGTTTTTCTTACAAACACTGTTTTCTCCTTTCTCTCCGGCACCGGTTGCCGGAGAATCGCGCGTTTACTGGTATCCTGTGATATATTGATTAACCAAAAGTTGGAAAATCCCATTTCTTATACCGCAACTTGTCTTCGTTCCAGTCCGGATACTGCTGCATCAGGTATTCTTTGAATATTACGATCATCTCTGACCGGAGTCCTTTACTGCCGTTGTCCAATAACATGTGATGGTACCGGCAGCCCACTGCTCCGTTCTGTGGTACACCAAGTCCGCCCTGGGACTTGTTTATGTAATGCATGATATCTTTTGTCCGGTAGAGCATCGGATCTTTATTTTCCATGTGGTACTGCCGCCTGCAGAAGATGCAGCTCTCATCGTCGCGGTAATAGATGGTCCGGCGGGTTTCTTCATCGAATTGGAACTTCATGTTTTTTCTGGTCCGGTACTGCATGTCAGTCCTCCTCGTTTTCTGTCTCTTCGATTTCCTCAACCTTCCTCAGCCTCCAGTGTAGATCATCCAGAATGGAAATCATTTTTTCTATCCTGTGTGGATCTCCGGAGTTCCAGAGGTTCTGTAACGTGTTCAGATTGTTTGTGATCGCCGATTTATATCCTTTGTTTATATTTTTATTATCAGTCATACTGTTTTCTGCATTTTCTGTTATGTTTCCTGTACTTTTCGTCTCATTTTCTGTGATTTCCGGTTCTTTTTCCTCTTTTTCCGGTTCATCTGGCATGTATTCCGGATGGTTCTCAATGCTGTCCTGTCCCGGTAACTGCTGCTCGCCGGCCGCCTCCGGCTCATCTGTCTTAATATCTTCCGGCTGTTCCTCCGGCTCGATCGGGGATGGTTCCGGGATGTCCGGCTCAATGTCATGCAGTGTCTTGGGTGTTTCTTTTACCGGCTCCGGTTTCTTTTTCGATGGCTGCACGTGTGACTCTTTCCGTTGCACCGGTGCAACTTTGCTTTTTTCAGTTTCCGGAAAATTTTCATGAAACATATTCTCCCATGCACTCTTCACATCAAATGATCCTGTCATGTTCCTGATCGTCTCGGTAACTTCCTCCTGCATGATCTGTTCTTTTTCCATGCTTCTTGTGCTTACGATCTCGATCATTTTCTTCAAATTGTTCACGGATACGGCAAGTTTTCCGATTCCCGGGATTCTCGTCATGTAAACTTTCATGTCCGCCGGGGCCATGATCTCAAGCACATCCTGTCCATTTTTCAACGTATTGATCACGTCTTTGAATAACTGCGGCTCATCATGGAAAATATTTAAAATCACCTTTTCAAAGATTGTCTCCGCCGTTTTCGTTGTCTCAGTCTCCTGCTCAATCATTACTTCGATATCTGAGATTTTCTGCTCTTCCTCAAATTCTTCTTTTACAGTACTGATTTCCGTTTTACTCATTTCCGGCGTCAGAATCTCGTTGATCTCATCCGGCAGTGTCAGCATAAGTGATAATTTCGCATAGCCGAATTTCTGATATTCCTCTTTCAGTTCCATGGAATAGCCATCTTTTGAGAATCGATCGTTGATCCGGATAAAACGTGATACCTGTGTTTTATCAAGCCCGTATTCTTTCATGGCAAATTCATTGACGTTCGAATAGCCTGAACCCGCTAAAATACCCGTATCCTGTGCCACTTTTAACAGGTAGCCGATTCTCACGAATTTTTCTACTGCTCCCTGCAGTTCCGTGTCCAGATCGTGCTTATATGTCGCATAATCTGTATATGTGATTACGTTGTGATCCTGTGTCATGATTTCTTCCATCTGTACTTCCTTTCTATACTGCTGCTATGAGTGCTTTGTCCGGTTTCTTTTTCCTGGCTTCCAGCTGTTTTGTATAATCCGCTAATAACCTGTCAAAAAATTCCTGTTTCGGTTTCTTGTCGTGCGCTCCGTACCACTGATATATTTTTGTGCCGCTGATCTCAATCGTGATATACGGTGTGTTCGGTGTCTTTTCTTTTCTCAGGAACAAAATTGCTGTCGTTCCCCTGTTGTGTTTTGAAAGATAATTGTCGCCGCCGACACAATGGTGCAGTTTTCTTCCTTCCATGATGATCTCCCCTGCGTCCTTTGCCGGCCGGATAATGTATCCCTCCGCTGCTGCCTGATATTTTTTACAGAGACTCTCGTATCTTTTTGCAATGTCCGGAAACTCTTTATTTTTCTTTTTAATATACAGTTCATCATGTCTCGCATTGCTTTCCCTTATCATCTGGTCATGTACCAGTTCAAGATCCCGCGGATAAATGAATACGCTGTTTTTCATGTCATAGCCCAGTTTTTCACGCATATTGAGATAGTCATCGTATTCCTGTACAATATTCCCTTTATAGTTTCCATACGGCTTCCATCCCTCCGGCACCGGGCTGTATTTTTGAATTGCATATTTCTCTGTCCTGTTTATCAACTGCTGCAAGGTCATGTATTTTAACAGATGCTTTATTCTTTTTTTCATCTCCCTGTCAATTATTCCCGCTATCCATTCTTCCTGCTCCGGTTTCCACACATAGCCTTCTTTTTCTTCAAACTGCAGAGTCTCCAGTAAACCCAAGTCTCCCGCCGCTTTTATCGCCTTGTTTATATTTTCTTTTTTCTCCAACCTGAGCTGTCCCTGTAAGGTGTCTTTTTTTCTGTTTACAAGTCCACTTCTTCCCTCTTTCCATATGAGATGTCTTACCAGCCTGTGCATTCCCATTTCGCAGTACATCTCGATTGCCGGGTTGTTTGCATATGTCATAATGGCATCCGTCAGACTGACACTGTTAAATGTCTGTCTTCCCCAGTTGCTCATTGCCATTTCTACCAATATCTGTTCCGGAAAATACTTTAATTCGGACTGTTTAATCTCTTCTCTCCATCCGGGATATAAATCTCCATGTAAAGTCTCCAGATACGGGTAACCTGTTCTATCTGATATGATCCATTGGTATTCATCCTGTCTGTAAGTGTAAGAACGTACCATTTTCTCTACTTTTCCAAGCTTTAAAAAATACCGGCTGTCCTCTTCCAGTAACTCTTCCATTTTGGAAAACTGACTGTATTTCCTGTAATATGTGAAAATCCGCACAAACAGGTTGTTATCTTTTGCTCTCTGGTATAAATAAAATCTCGCACTCTCTCTTACCGGCTCTGTAATCCTTTTCCACTGATAAGTTGATATATTTCCGCATTTTTTACATACTGCCTGCTCTCCTCTTCTTGGAATCTTTTCACGCAGTGTTCCGTATTCCGGTTCTTTTGGTGTATAAATTTCATATTTTTCTCCACATTTTCCACAGGCACATTCTGCAAAATTGCCTTTTCTTTTATAATAAATTTCCGGCGCTTTAAATTTCTCCCCGCACCATTCTTTAAAATTCTTCGGAAGCTCCGGCGTTAGTTCTTCCAGTTCTTTTATTCTTTCTTTCTCTGTTTTCTTAACTGCTGCCATATCACTTCGCCTCCGTGTAATATTTTTTTATAATCTTCTTTGCTTCTCCCATTCCAGGGATTCCAAGTGTCACACGTCCGGCACTTACTTTTGCAGCTTTCAGAATATCTTTATCCACTGGAATCTGATTGTTAAAGGACCATTCCAACAGTTTCCCGATGCACCCTTTGATACTTTTCCCCTTTTTCCTTACTGCTGCCTGTATATCATCATGCTCTATGCACTGTGATCTAATGTAATCCACCCAGTCAGTCATGATCTGCTTTGGCTTCAAATCTTTACATTCCACATCGATTTTCCCGAGTGCTGCCCCGAGCGGTGTCGTCAGTGTGTCTGTATATCCGTCCCAGTAATCCTTTGCGTCCTCCTTATCGATTCCGTTCTCCTCTGCCAGTACCATGAGACTTTCCATATCTCCTTCTGTTTTCAGCCCCTCCGCTGTGAGGTTTAATTCTTCCGCACTGTCAAATTCTCCAAATCTCTCAAACATCCCTTATTTCTCCCTTCGCTCCATTTCCTCTATCAGTTCCTTCGTGTAGGCATTTGGCTGCTTCAAATAAAAGCTGCACAGATGCCCCTGCTTCCCTTTGATCAGTTCCAGCCACTTGTCCTTATTTTTGACCGGTTGCCCTCTGGTTGTGATCCATCCACTCCTGATCCAGCGTGCCACATCTTCCCGTCCGGCAAATCCGTTGTACAGGTATTCACTGTCTGTATAAATCGACAGCTCACATTTCTCTCTCATACGAGTAAATGCTCGTATCAGAGCCTCCATCTCTGCCCGGTTAGCATTCATATGTTCGACCGCCTCAATATGCTTTCTGATCTCCGGCAGACTTTTCCCCGGCGGGTAATATTCCAGGCAATAGCCGACGTAGCCGTCGCGCTCCCATCTGCCCTTTATGGACGTAACGGTGTATATACTGACTGCCCGTATAAGTCCTCACGCTCCCTTCTTATCTCCCCGGCATCCCGTTCCAGCCGGATCTCTGTATAGTAGTAGTACGACATACCGGTGTACGGGTTTTTTCCGTGCCGGATGCTGTCCCGGTCTATGTAATAACCCGGTTGTGGTTTCGGGCCATTCTCGATCAGCTTTCTTACTGTCCGGCGCTTATACTTATGTGTCTTTTTTTCTGGCATCTCTAAATTTCTTGAACAGTCATATTTAATAAAAATCTTTGTTTCTTCCTCTTCCCCGAACAATGTCAACTGACCTGTGATTTCTTCTGTGGGTTCTTTTACGATATAATTTGCCAGGTCCTTAAAATAATCTTTTTCATATACCGGTTCGTAATTCACATGTCCATCTGTCAACTTATTCCACACCTCCGATACAATCTCTGCCGTTCCTGGTGTCCCATCTAATCTGTTCATCAAGATGTGGAAATGAATTCCTCCTCTTTCCCCTACTTCTATCCTGTATACAAACTTTAATATCTGTCCTCTCTTTTTATATTTATTTCTCACTGTATCAAAAAAGGATTTACGGACTCCTTTTATTTCTTTCACCGGCATTCTTATCCCTTTTGGAAATTTCATTGTCAGCCACAGATCACCTGGTTTAAAGTTGCAGCGAATCTTTCTCAATATTTTCTTTTCCCTGTTGTATTGATTTTGTTTCTTTACCTGCTCCGGGGTAGCTTTCTTTTTCTCTGCTCTTTTCTCTCCCTTTGCTCCAAACTTTCCTACAAACTTAAATTCATGTTCAATAAATCTTCCGTACTTATAAACATCATGTCTATGTGCCATGCCTCTGCTCCGTATCTGCTAAGTTTAATATATTGAGATTGTTAAATAAGCCGGGGCTTTTCCCCGTTTTCTCTTGCTTTTTCAGCAGGTGCATGGTACACTATACCTGTCATAAGTTTGGTGTGTATCGCACCTACTGGAGCATTGAAACCCAGCATTTCAATGCTCTTTTTTTATTACATTTTCGAACGTATGTACTATCTGTGAGAATCCATGATAAATGCACCAGTCCAGTGCTTTTATGTATTGCTGTTCATCTATCAGACCTATCACTGGATGATCCTTATCCCGTTCTCCGAAGATCTCTTTCCGGATGCTTTCATCCACGTCAAGGCACAGGATCACCATTGACGCCTGGTCCGCACACAAAACAGCTTCCAGGTACTCTTTTCTCATCATGTGCCCTTTAAATATCTCTGCCTGGTCATACAGCTTTTTTATGATCTGATCCTCGTTTAACATTTACCCGTGCCTCCGCAAACACTTTCTCCACCTTTTTCCATCCGATTTTTGTCATGATCTGCTCTGCCTCCTGCTCCATACCGATAAAGCACAGGACTGTATAGATCTGCTCCACAGCCATGGCAGCCTGTCCGAACTTTCCTGTAGCAAATGTCTCTTCAAACGTGTTCGCACGATCCGCTATCCAGCCGAATATCTGCGTCGGTGTTTTCATCTTTCTCCTCCGTCACAACGTCATAATAGAAATTCAATTCATTTTCCTTTGCTGTCATCATGGATGTGGCAAGCCCCTTATTTTCCCAACGCTGTCTCATCTCCTCGATGCGCTTATCAAATTCCGCCTTCTGCATCTTCGGTTTCTCATACGCACTGTTTACTTTCTTTCTCACATCGTCAAGGATTTCCTGCTGCCACTCATAGGCATACCACGGAGCATGTACCACTATGTCCTGCAGTATTAATATTTCATCCTTCGTTAACTCTAATGAAGCCATCCTTTTTTTCCTCTCTTTCCTTTATTTTGTCGAAAAATAATGATCGCCTGTCTTTTTCCACGGCGTGCCGCAACCCGGCCACTGCCCCTCCCGGAAATAATAAATTCCCGGATATCCTCTCTGCTCCACTTCCATTCTTATCGCCTGATACGTTTCTTCTGACGGTTCCCAAATGCCAGCCATGTTTCCATCCCAAAAGGATGTGAACTGATTTTTTTGGGATATCACGCCCGAAATCGTGTCCGGCCACTGTCCGGATGTATCCTCTGCTCTGTTTAAAATCACGTCTGCAACCAGGCGTTTTCCCTGCAATCCCTGATTCCCGGCTTCCGCTTCGACACAGATTGCCAGTAGTTCTAAGCCGTCCCAGTATTCTTCCTCTTCTATATCCACGGGATCTTGTTGCACCGGTGCAACTGGTGTGATCTGATCAAACACACCGGAGACAGGCTGACCGGAGACAGGCTGACCGGAGACAGGCGCCGGTCGTAAAATATAAATCACTGCATACATAATGATGATTACGACCACAATTACATAAAACGGTTTCTTATTTTTCATTGTCACTCTCCTCAATCCGGTATCTCCTTATATTCAAACGTGATCCTGATTCCTGCTAAATCCGTCAGGTTATATAAATCTTTTAACCTGATCTTTTCCGGATGGTTGATTCGCTCTGTAACTGTCCGCTCCGGAATCCCACTTTTTAAACTCACGTCCTTCGTTGTCAGATTCTTCGCTCTAAATCCCCCAGTCAGCAAACCGGCTACATAGTCATAGCGTTTCTTTTCTTTGTTCTCACATAATTTACTGCCCACTTTTTTCTCCTTTCAATCATTTTCTTGCATTTCCCGCTCCTTGTTTTTTATAATTGTCTTATCAACTGAACAAGGAGGTTTCTTATGTTACATCAGTATCACATTGATTTTTCACAACTTTCACCCGATGAGAGACAGGCTCTTATTGATCGCATTGAACGTTTTTCATTTATCGGTGTTCAATTGGAACAGGGTTTTCAGTCTGGCGCTTTCTTCATTGATGAGGATTTTGACCTCGGACTTTTAAAAATCCCTGACTGTTGCCATCTTTTCCGCGTTATGTGAAAAACTTTACTTCGTAATCCACGTTGTGCACCTGCAGCGTGGATTTTCTTCTACTGCTGCATATGCTCTTTCTTTGCTGCCGGATATACATATCTTCCAACTTGTAGTTTCTTTCCCACCGTGCTATCCTTTCCTTACAGGACGTTGCCGCGTCCGAGTATTATGAAAGGAGAAACATATGCAAAAAGACGAAATATTGCTTAGACTTCAACAAAATATGGACGAGCACGGTAGATCTCAATTTACCTACTCTACTGATTTATCTGTTAAACGTACTGAATTAATTGCCTTAAAATCATTAGAAGCAGAAGGATATATCAAACTTTTGTCAGCTGCTCTTGGCTATGCGATCTATCGCGTGCTTTAATTCGATTTTGATCAAAAGCACCGCTTCTTTAATTCTTCGAACAAATCCCGGATAGGTGCTTTTGATCGTAATTTGCTTCTCTTCGCCATTAATTCGAAATGAAATGTTGTGTATCCCTTTCCAAAATGTGTCGTAGAAAGATATCATCACTTCTTTGCCATTAACTTCTGCGATCACATACTTCTGTTTGAAATCTGTTTCAAAAAGTCTCATGTCTCCATCTCCCTTGTTAATCCCAATGATACTTCGGACTAGCTTTAGAACACATCTTTTGTCTTTCTATCCAAAGATTGCGAAAAGCTTCTAATTTTTCCTGCTGACTTTGAACCCGCAATTCAAGGTCAGCAATTCTTTTTTCTACTGCTTCCCATCTTTTTCTTGAAATCCACACTCCCTCGTCTCCCTTCTTAATCATCACACGCGGCATGGTTAACGCTGCGCCGCTAATATTTTCAGTGCATCCAATTTAACTTTCTCATCACATGTTTCATAAAAAATCCGGAGTGTCTCATCTGCAATAAACAATGTCGGATCCTGTGTAAAACGCTTTGACACATCATCAAATGACTCGTGTCTTTCCTCTGCCATTCAATCATCTCCCTTCTATTGCTGCACAAGCTGTTTCTTTGATGTCTCGATCTTGTCTCTGGCAAGTAATACATCTATTGTGTTCTGTGCTAAGATAAAATCGATTGGTTTTAACTTTGCCATTTTTTCAACCAATTCTTTTTTTACTTCTTCCATATTGTTTTTCTCCTTTCGTTACTATTGACTTTGTGAGTTTATTATATCACGTCGTGATTATATGTCAATATCAAAATATTGACTTTGTGAGTTTTTAATGTTATATTCTTTATGCAAGGAGGTGTGATTTTGAAAGAAAGAATACGAGAGATACGGAAAGCATTAAAATTGACGCAGGTAGAATTTGGTGAAAAAATCGGCGTTAAAGGCAACACTGTTACAAATTATGAAACTGGTTTACGCAACCCGACAGATGCTGTTCTTTTATCAATTTGCCGGGAATTTAATGTGAATGAAATGTGGCTCCGCACTGGAGAAGGCGATATGTTTCAGATTCCTGATGACGAAGATGCAGCATTAATATCTGAGGTTTTAGAAAATCCAGACGACAAGTTTTACCAAATGCTACTTAATATGGTGCGTACTTACAAGCAGTTGTCCCCTGAGTCAAAAAAAGTTGCAGAAGATTTTATTGATCAATTATTTGAAAACAGCAAAAACCGGAAGGATTAATTTTCCTTCCGGTTTTTCTATATGCTTTTTCTTATATTTGTGGTACTATTCTATTAATCACGACTAGGAGGTATGTTATGAAAAAAGTTTTTTCTGTTTTATCAAGAATTATATGTGGTTTTTTTGGAATTTATTTTTTATTGTGTTCCATTGGTGGAATTATAAATTGTTTTATAAATCCATCAATTCCTATTGTCCTCTGTCTCCTTTTGGCTTTCATTTTTGCTATAATCGGAATATTACTAACCAAAATTGCTTTTAATAAAAAAACAAGTACTGATTCAGCTTCTAATGTAGCTATAAACAATATTCCTGATTCACCAACATATCAAGTTGGTCAATCAGTAGCAACTTGTTCTGTAAATACACAGAACGAACCTACTAATATCGAACCTTCACCTTCTATTCATTCTGAACAATATGTTGAGCATAATGGAGTAATATTTCATCCAGATGGCAGTTCCATAACAGATGAGGAAGTTCCATATCTTGTACAATTAGGATATGAAGAAGCCTTACAAAGAGAAGGTATCTACGATAGTGAAATGCTTGACCTTCCACATATAAATAATGACTTACAAAGCAAGAGATTTCAGACTGCGATTCCATCCTATCAAGAATTGTGCAATATTTCACCAAATACCAGTAATGTTCCTATGTTGTCGACTGATATTTTCTTTTTAAAATATCTTGATGGTCGCGTCCTTGAACATCCCAATATTGCGCAATATTGGTACTATGAATACGATATAAATTACTCAGATGAAATAAAAAAAATAATTTCTGCTGGACTGCTTACCATTTCTCAGATAAACCTAAAAAGATTTAAGGTTGATGATTTAAAAAATATTCTTAGGCATTTTGAATTACCACTTTCTGGTAAAAAAGCTGATCTGCAAAAAAGAATATTAGAAAATATCAGTTTGGAAGAGTTATCTTCTTTCCTTGGCGATTCAACTCACTATTTTTGTGCCACCGACACCGGTTCTGAACTTATCAAAACGGTTCATGATTCCGCAACTTTTAACTTAGAGTTAGAAAATGAAGCCCTATCTTTGATATTAGATTATGACTACGAAGATGCATTTAATTTAATTTGGAATTACAAAAAACAAACACCGGCTGAAAAGAATACTCATTATAATTACAATCCTGCTATGGATGAACTATATGATTCCATAATGATTCCTTGTAGTTTCTTTTATACATTAAAAAAAGATCGTGATATAGAAGAAAACCTAAGAGCAGCAATAGTCTTTTGCCGAATGTATGGATTGGGGCAAGATAAAGTTCGCAAACTAATAATGAGAATTTATATGGAAAGCGGACATGATTTTTCCGAAGATGCCAAAAACTTAATCAATGGAAGATTACTATAAACGTACCAGTTCTGCTTCTGTTAAGAAAACTCTTTCTATACCAGAGTGGCTGAATGAAGAGGCTCTTTCTCTTAACATCAATTTTTCACAGGTTCTACAGGATGCACTAATTGACCTGGTGCAAAAACAGCGAGCATAACAAAAAAACACCGGAGGGTACTGCTGCCCTCCGGTGTTCCACTTCTTCATGTTTTTGTTTTACAATGTTTTCTCACAATCGTTAATATCTGCTTTAGAAATTTCTCATCCGACTGATCCATCCTGTCTATATATTCCTTCAACTGTATTTTCATAATTTTAAGCATACTGCTGCCCTCCTTATTGGCATTTATCTTCATCCGTAAGTGTAGTTTTCAACAGCGCGCTTTGTTCTTATGTTTGTATTATATTTATTATGCTTGTCATTTGCAATGTTTGTCTCAATATTGAGACAGATTTTTTATATGATCCCTGGAATACTTCGATTCATACAGATCTTCCAGTGGTACCTTGAGTTCTCTTGCAAACTCTTCCAGATCATCTAGTGTCGGACTCTTTTGTCCTCTTAAAATCCGGTATGTAGTCGCCCTGGAAAACGGTACACGTTCGATCAGTTCCCTTGCTTTGATGTCTTTTTGTTCCATGATTTCCTGAATTTTTATCTTTGCCATAGGCAAATTATAGAATGATACGTTTGTGGAGAATACTAGAAATTTATGGTAAATCCGGTTGCACCGGTGCAACTTTGCATTCAACCCGTGACAAATTGTCACGGGTTGAACATTTTTCTATTCCTTTTTTATCTTATTTATGTATAATGTAATTAAATTCTACAAAAACAAAAGCCGCATCACAATAAAGTGATACGGCAATGTAACTGCTCTGAATGAACAATTTTCTCACACGCATATTGTATCATTCCGGGCAGCCTTGTGCAAGTGAAATACTACTCACTGGCTGTTATTTTTATACTTATTTTTAGGAGGATGATACAATGGCTACTGCAAAAAAATTACCTTCCGGATCCTGGAGGTGTCTGGTGTTTAGTCACTATGAATATGTTACCGGAAAAGATGGAAATGTAAAAAAGAAACGTATTTATGAATCATTTACATGCGACGATCCAAGCCCGGCCGGCAAAAGAAGATGTGAAGCTATGGCAGCAGAGTATGCCGATAAAAAAGAACAGAGTACTCTTTCAAGTTATAAATTGACTTTCCGGGAAGCTGTGGATGCATATATCGTTGAGCGTTATCAAATTCTATCTCCGGCATCAATCAGGAAATACAGAAGTATGCAAAAAGAATTTTCCATGCTCGATGATTACAAAATAAGGGATATTAACAAAAAAATCATTCAGCAATATATAAATTCTATCTCTGGATCACTGTCTCCAAAAACCGTAAGGGACCGGCATGGTCTTATTACATCGGTTTTAAAACGATACAACCCGGATATTATTTTGAATACTACTCTTCCAAAAAAGAAACGCATTGAGAGAAGCATTCCATCAGAAAACGACATCAAGGCTTTAATAAGTGCAGCCAGCGGAACAGAAATGGAAGTCCCTATATACTTGGGCGCGTTCGGTATGATGCGCCGCGGAGAAATATCAGCATTAAAAAAGTCAGACTTTAAAAATAATGTTATCCATGTAAGTAAAACTATGGTTCTGTCGCCTGATAATAAATGGATTGTGAAAGCACCGAAATCTTATGCAGGTGATCGTTTTGTTCCTGTTCCACAGTTTGTTGTTGATGCATTCATGGCATTGCCGAACGATGGTGTAAATATGACTCCAAACATTATCACGTCTCGTTTTGAACATGTACTGAATAGTGCAGGCATTGATCATTTCCGTTTTCATGATTTAAGACACTATTCTGCCAGTATACAACATGCTCTTGGAATACCTGATGCTTATATTATGCAGGCTGGTGGATGGGGAGATGATAGAGTGTTGAAAGATGTTTACAGACATACTTTTGAGGAATCTGAAAAGAAAATGGGGAATATAGCGATTAATTATTTTGATAGTATGCAACACGAAATGCAACACGACACAAAAAAAACACCGTAAACTCGGTGTTTTAAGAGCAGGGGATGAGAGAATCGAACTCCCACCAAAGGTTTTGGAGACCCCTATCATACCATTTGACCAATCCCCTATATATAAAATGACGTATCAGATAGGTCATTTATTTTACTTTTTTCTTATGCAAAAATCAATAGGACTTTTGCCTTATTTCTGATACCTTCAAAACTTCATACAGAACTCCGTCAACCAACTGTGAAGTTGCAAAGCAACTTCCAATGCGAACATCGTTCGCTAT